CGACAGTTTTACAGACTGCTACGACTCTCCAACTTCGCCGCTTCCCCAAACTGGAGCTTGGTCTGTGAATCGAACACAGGTTTTCTAGATACGAGCTAGAAGTCTTATCACTAGACTAACCAAGCGTTGGGGTGGATAATGGGAGATCGAACCCATACTGGCTCTTTCACAGAGAGCAGTGCTATCCGCTACACTATATCCACCATAGAAATTGTATCAAACTTCTTCAAGTTTGTCAAGCTTTCTTTTAAGCGTGATCTCCCTTGTCCCCTTTATCTCCCTTAGGACCAGCATCTCCACGATCACCTTTATCGCCTTTGTCTCCCTTAATAGAGTCGCCTCTATCACCTTTCAAACCAGCTGGACCGAAAGGACCTTGATCTCCTTTCTCTCCCTTCACTCCATCCTTACCATCTGCTCCGGCTTTACCGTCTTTTCCATCAAGACCTCGTGTGCCAGCGTCCCCTTTATCGCCCTTATTTCCTTGAGGACCTGTGGGACCTTCTACTCCAGATTTACCTTGCGGACCCGCTGGACCTACATGACCCGCCGGTCCTGCTGGACCAACTGGACCTCGTGGACCTACAGCGCCGGGGACTCCAGAAACTTTATGAAACAATGAAAAAATTAACGATACACCAGCGACACCGATAGCGATGAATGCTAGATCAATCATCTATCCCCCTCAGAACAGTGATTTACTTGGAGCCGAGAGACGGAATCGAACCGTCGACTGCAAGGTACCAACCTGCAATTTTTCCACTAAACTATCTCGGCAAACTTATGGAGCTAGATCGACGAATCGAACGCCGGTGAATGAGGTACAAGCTCATCGTAATACCACTATACGAATCTAGCAATTTTAAAATACTTTCTTAAACCATACAACCACACGAGCAGTGTACTTGTGATCTACATACATACCAGAAAAGAACGCTAAAATCAATGCAATAAATGCGTGAGTAGGCATCGGCTCTCCTTATAGAAGTGCTTTCAAACGTGCTAACACATTTGCTACAGTAGACTCACCCTCAGCTTCGAGCTTAGCGATTTCAGCCTTGATTGCGTCTGTAACTTTTAATGCTTCTTTTAAAGCCGCATTCTCTTCGGCTAACAAATCTTGAGAAACATGAAGTCGACCGATTCGTGCCATTAACTGATCTATTGTAATATTCATTTTATCCTCAAATTATCCTGCCAAAACATAATCCACTACAGTGCCTGCTCCACTTGCTATTACTGAAAGAGCCGTAATTCCACCCGTTGGATTAAAAAACAGCATAAATCCCGAGGGTTGAATAACCATAATTTCTGCTGAAACTGCTCCCACCGGAGTCCAAGTCAAAGTCAAAGTATTTGTAGGACTCTCATTCTTAGCATAAAGTAATTGAGTCGGACTGATTGGTAAAGTTACTGGTGATAATGTAGTTCCAATCGTCGCTTGTCCAAATTGCGAAGCCGTCATGTTCGCTGTCAATACTGGTATTATTTTTGACAACGGAGCTTGAATACCACTTGAATCTGTAAACGATATCGAACCGCCACCTAATCCGCCGCCAAAACCAACTTGCATAGGACCATTTAAAGTAATAGACAGCGCCATGTTATCCTCAGATTACTTAAAACGCCAGATATCCTGATACAAGAACTCTAGCCCCGCTAGTCGGAGCATTAGGCCACGTAAACGTAATTGTTGCGCCCAAGAGTCCAACTGTAGCTGTAACTGCTTGACCGTCATCCGAACTAAGATTAATTATTCCTGTCACAGTTAATGTAGTCACATCAAATTTTGTAGAAGCTGCACCACTACTTTCAACAAGAGGATATTGTAACGTCAAGGGAGCGGTAGCAACCGTAATCGTAATAGACTTAGAGGTGCCGTCCCCGATAAATGCTATCCCAAAAGAAATACTTTGTTTAATAGTCATCAAACATGCCTCAGTTTTAGCTTGCTTTCTGTAATACCGCTACAATTGTTATGTGAACTGTATTAGCAGTACTCATCGTCACCGTCCAAGCTGTAGCTGCTGATGCGGCAGGAAGTGGTGGATTAAACTCAAAAATAATCGGATCGCTTCCAAGTGCTGTAGCTGTACCAGGAATAAAATCAAAAATATAACTATTCGTTCCATCTGATAAAGTAGCTGTAGTAGCCACCGATGTAGCTATCGGGGTTGCCGTCAAAATAAACTCAGAAATATCGGCAAAAATACCAGCCGCTTGAGCCGCTAACACAGTTGTTATAGTATTAACTGCAATCGTAGTAGCCTTAGAAACGGTTTGTCCACGACGATAAGGCTTAACAAAAACACTACCCTGATAATCTGATTGAAGTGCAACGGACTGACCAGCAGCTAATGATGGTGCTGTAGTTTGATTAACACTTAATGTAGCTAGCGCATTTGCAGGAGCTGTTGCTACCGTGATAACGCCATCTAGAACAGCACCAGCGTTTCCTAAAATATCGACCTTAAAAGCATCGACTCCAGTTGCGACAATAAGACCGCCACGAGCCGTTGCTTGACTCTCAACTACTTGTCCCGTAGTTACGGTAGGTTGAGTCGTATTAAAAACTGAGCCGATCTGAACCGGATTACCAGCTTTAGCTACTCCCGATGCGACGGCACCGGCTATACCTAAAATTCCAGTTGCACCACCTGAGCGTAAACGATCCCAAGTAGTACCGTTAAATATATGTGGAAAAACAACTAAAGCTCCTGCCGAATTTACGGCAGATACATAATAACCAGCACCAGTGTTACTAATACCATCTGAATCTGCGAGGACCGCTACTACCGAAAGAACACCAGCATTCACCGCAAATTGTTGAGTATTACCAGAGACATCTTTACCACCAATCATAACTGACGGAAGAGGTGCTCCACTTCCTACTGTTGCAACGGGAAGTTGACGAACAACAGCATTAGCATCTGTTCCTCCCACTATGAGAGTTTGTGAAGGACCAGCTGCTGCGATATCCGCTACCGGAAGTTCTTGTACAGTACCTGCAGCGTCTGCACCGGCAACCAAAACTGGGTTTCCGAACTGTGCGGCATCAGCTGCGGCTGCGCCTTGTATTAATACGGGGATTCCGCCTGTGACACCTTCAACTATGACACTACGTCCAATTGTACCCAAAGGAATAGGCTGATTCTGTGGTACAGTATCATTCGATCTTCCAGCGACAACTAAAAGTGGAGGTACCCAAGTTGAGTTGATCGGTACACTTCCGATAAATCGTTGAGACATAATTAAACCGGAATTTCAAGCCAAATTAATCCCGTGCTATAATTCACCGTAGTAGTAGACACTTGATTCATTAATGCCAAAACACCGCCGGGAGGAATAATAAACTTTCCTTCAATATATTCTTCTGACGGAAAAACCGGCTGGTGAATAGCTGTAGCGGGACCTGCCGCATTAATCGTTTGAACAGAAGATGCCTGAACCGTAGTCAAACTACCAACCAATCCCGTTAAAGCCGTGGTAATAGAAAATCCTTTTCCTTGCCCACCAGATTGAACTAACGATTTTCCATTTACACCTAAAGCACCAGTAGAAATAGCGTTTTGACCAGAAGAAACTAACCACATAAAGCCGCCAGGAGATACAGCTGTATTAGCAACAGTCGTAAGACTCAATTTCAATTTCAAAGGAATGAGATTAACACCGGAAGTTGGAGGATTCCACAAACCTACAACAGGTTGAGCCGTAGCTGTCACTCCTGTAGCGATAGCATTCGCCGCAACAAGTGCGGTATTCGACGAACCGGCCAAATGATATAAAAGTCCTCGATAATTCCACTCATAAAATCTAGGTTGAAGTTCACTAACAAGAACATCACCAAACTCGCCCGCAGATGCTACTGGAACTTGTCCAACTTGCTTTCCGCTTGCCCCTTGCTGAACGCCGATATTTGCCATCTACTTCTCCGTTAATTCACTGGCTGAAAATCTTGACTCTGCGGATTAAAGTCGGAATCTAAGATATCACCATTTTCAGTAATCATATAAACTAAGGCCGTACGCATAGCTCGAACTTCTAAAATCAAAGTTTGTAATAAATCAGACAAACCACGGGTATCCTGGTTATTCGGTGATAATGTCACCACAAGCGCTGCATCTAATGAAGATGGAAAAGCACTTCCTGATTTAACAGCCGCTGGACCATTCACACCGTCTGTAATTTCCGTAGGCCAAGCATTTGCTAATGTATTAGGTGTACCCTGATTCGCTGTTACAGTTCCCGAAATAGGGATGACAGTCCCACCGGTGATACCTTCAACGATAACAGAGCGACCGCCAGTTCCTAGTGGAATTGGCTGATACTGCGCCGTGGCGTCGTTTGACTCACCGCCGACTACCAAGAAAGATGTTTCTGTGGTGGTACCGTCAGTTGTTGTACCGACAACATTGACGTTTCCTGTGATAGTTGTTGATGTAAGAGAAACAACCCAAGGACTTGTACCTTGAGTAACACTGACAGTTCCAGTGATGGCAACTGTGCCGTTTGAACCTATATCTACTTTTAATGTTCCGGTTCCTGCATCTACCTGAACTCTACGCCAAACAGAATTAGTTGCATCCCATCCACCTAACAATGCGAATGCATCTTCAGCGTCAGTTGGATTTGCAAACGTATCTGATGGAGTTTTTGCTCCTGCGACAATCCACGGACTCGTGCCTTGTGTTACGCTAACTGTACCAGTTATAGTTGTAGAAGTTAAAGATACAACCCAAGGAGATGTTCCTTGAGTAACACTAACTGTTCCGGAATCTACGATTACGTGTTGTGGAGCAGAAAAACTTATCGATCCGCTAATTGGAACAGCTGTTCCGCCAGCGACACCTTCAATAATTACGCTACGACCAGTTGTACCTAACGGAATAGGTTGATACTGCGCAGTAGCATCGTTAGATTCGCCACCTACTACCAGAAAATTTGTTTCTGTAGTAGTTCCATCAGTCGTTGTTCCGACAACGTTTACGTTTCCGGTAATCGTTGTAGAAGTTAAAGATACAACCCAAGGCGAGGTTCCTTGCGTGACGCTGACACTTCCAGAAACAGTCACAGCGGGAGTATTCTCAATCAAAACTTTAAGCTGACCAGTTGCGTCAGTTGATAGAACTCTTACATCAGTTCCATCCCAACCTAAAGCTGCTGTTCCTGTAGGAGTAGGAACTGCAGTACCGGTTGCGTACTGAACACCGCCACCAAAACTTGTAATCTGATCACCGTTAGCGTTAACAATAGCTACGGCTATTGGAGTAGAATCTGTTAAATTAAATCCAGTGACACCAAATAGAGTGCCACCGATATTTACGCCTAGATAATCAGCATCAGCAGGAACAGGGGCACCAGTCGGACCAGCTGCAGCGTTACCACCTCCACCGCCACCACCGATTGAAGTAACTTTTAAATTACCATTTACATCAAATTGAAGAGAACAAGCCTGACCGTCTACTAAAGCAAAGGGCGCAAGATTATAAAATCCACCGACTACAAAAGGACCGTTATTCTGTCTTGTACTTCCCGGTCCTTGTGACATATGTCCTCTTTACAAATGCATTTTTATCTTTTGAATAACTGCCTTGACGATTTCGTCTATATCCGGTGAATATCCAGGCTCTCCTTTCGGACCCTGTACTCCTGTTAAACCAGCTGCTCCGATTGGGCCTCTATCACCCTGTGGTCCTGTTGGACCCTGTGGTCCAGTCGATCCGGTTGGACCGGGAACATGACTTACACCCGCTTCACCACGATCTCCCTTGTCACCCTTAGGACCTTGCGGTCCACGAGGGCCGGGGATATTAGATACTCCAGGCTCACCTTTCTCACCACGAGCGCCTTCTGCTCCTTTACGGCTAGATTGATTTCTCTGAAGTGTATGTAACTCGGCAAGTGTTTCAAGTTTAAATTGTCTGAACTCTTCTGATAGAGCCTTCAATTCTGAATCCATTTTAGTTCCCCCGGTACCCGTTCCCAGACACGCCAGGAGCGCCATCACTACCAATATCGTTAAATCCTAGTTGTTGCCGAAGTGCTTTATGTGCAGCTGCGCCGTCATCACACTTTGCTTCTATGACAGCGCTAGCAGAAGGAAGAAAACCTTTTCTCAACGTGGCTTCTTCACCGTTGGATTTACCACGGCTGTGAACACCAGCATCAGGAGAACTCATATCGTGTTCAAATGCACAATCAGGAATAGTGTTCTTTGCTCTCATAAATCCTCTGACCTTCTCTTTAAAAACAATTAACTCTCTTATAAACCAGGAAAAATGGCGGAAGTGTCTATGCCGTTTTCTTCCGCCTATTTTAATAGAAAACGTAGTTCTAGCTATCTGTGGCATATTATGCCCCAGAATCTGTAACCTGAATAACAATTGTGTCGGTGCCAGCTGCGGTAGGAGTACCACTAATCAATCCGGCAGGCGATAATGTTAAACCAGTGGGAAGACTACTTCCTGATTGAAGTGACCATGTATAAGGAGCGGTACCACCGCTCGCTTCAAGCTGCGCTGAATAAGCTTGTCCAACCTGTCCGTTAGGCAACGATGTAGTAACGATAACTAATGGTGGTGCTGCGATAGTTAAAACAAAACTAGCAGTTGCTTGCATATAGTCCCCCTCAGAACTAAAACTAAATTACAAATCGTCTGCTCCTAAAATCCCTCTATTATCGAGTGGCGTAAGGCCAACTCGTGTAAGTATGAAGATGATCTTGTCACCAGCATACGTTTCTATGGCAAACTTGAAGTCACCATTAGGTTGTTTCTTCGTGACTAGGCGATATTCAGTCACGCCTGCTTTTTCACGCTCTTCAAAAAACTTATATAGAGCTTGCATTATCTAACTGTTCCTACAGTCCATATTGACGGAATCATCGTACCCTCTTTAACGTCAACACATATTCAAATTTCTTTTTCAAGAAAGCGACTAAAGTGTTATGCTGCTTTTCCCACTCTTTATAGGTCAACTCTTGTTCAATCTTTTTATCCATTTAAAAGCTACTCGGCTCTGGGCGTACATGGCCGAACTCAAGTTTATCGGCACAATTTCTAGCGAATGCCCATCCCCATTCTCCATTAGATTTTCTTACTTCTAACCAAACTCCGTTAACGGATTCATCTATGAAAAATTTTACGTTACCCAAACCGGGAACATCTTTTTCAAACACTTTCTTATCTTCGTACATTAATATTTTCTCTTCCACGATTCCCAAACGAATGGGAAACAGTATTGTTCTTCGTGCGTCTTAGAAAGTTCCTGACGGATTCGATCTCTCAATTCCATAGCTCCGGCTATATTGTAGTGAAACTGAATTTGAATGTTCTTAAACAACTTGACTATATCAGCCTGAATCATTCGAGGAAGAATTCTATACTCAGAACCTTCACAATTTAGACTAATTAAATCTGCTCCACCCAATGGGTACGTTCCCACGTCTTCAACCAAAACTGTTTCTTTCTTCTTTGTCTCTTTGAAGAAACTTGAGCCGTCTTGATCTATGTAAATATCTTGAAGCATATGACGATCTTCAAGAGCGACAGGACAGATATTAACTCTATAATCGTTCTGAAATCTAAGCTTGAGAACTTCTACATTCTCAGCAATAGGCTCGAAAACCGTAACAAACGGACCATACTTTCTAAGAATCTTAGCTGTCCAATCGCCACGATAGCCGCCAACATCTACAACCAAACTTGTTGGTTTAAGACATGGGTGATCGAGAGCCGGGTCTTTATCGTTATCCCAAACATACTTGAGATAAAGAGTCATCCCGTGTTCCGCTAATTGTTTAACTTCCATGATTGGTACGGGTAGTCAGATTCGAACTGACATGCCTTTCGGCGGCACGTTTTAAGTGTGCGGTGTCTGCCATTCCACCATACCCGCATTCTCCGGTGTTTTATGTGCTTTTCCGGAAGCACTCTTTGGGCTAAATTTAATCTGATGCCCACTCAAAATATGGAATAACTTGAGCACCACTTGCAAGACTTACTATTACAGCGATAACATCTCCGGAACTAAAGGTTACATTTCCAGAAGTTGTTCCAGTTAAATTTCCTGATGTGATTGTCCCCGATGAAGAAAGACCACTCGTTATATTCTTAAGTTTAAAATTAAAAGTTACACCTAATGTATCACCTAGAACGAGTCTTAAGCCGAAACTAGAAGGCGGTGTATAAGACCACGTTCCTGAGGAAGCTTCTGACCCGATACCTGGAATAGTAACATCAGAAGTTCCAACAAACGTGTTCTTTGCATAGCCAAATAACGTGATACCGGAACGTTGAAACCCAACTGAACTGTTGCAACTCATGCATCCTCCTTTATTTCTTGTGCTTTTTTATGTAACACAGGAATTAAATTCAAACGCTCTTTACTGTGAACAATTCTTTCTGGATTCTGGCTATGATCAGAATACCAATGACTAGTAATTAAATCGTTTTCTGGTGCTGGACCTTCACTCGTCAAAGAGTGATATCTCTTATCTTGAAACGGACGAATTCCTCTATTACCTAGTGAATGATATACCCAACCATCTTCTGTCGGGCACCAGTCTAAAGAAGGACTTTCTAAAAGAACCTTCATAGCTTGACGACTTAACCAATAACCACTTCCACCGTATGCTCCGTTGTATCCTGAAAACTCGTGTTTCTCAAAACCAGACTTAAGTAATCTAGGAACATGGACATAAGTATCTATGTCACACTTAAACAAAAAGTCATATTCATTTTCAAAGGCGTATTGAATCATTCGTTGCGTTTTCTTATACAAATGACGAGAAGAATCAGGAGCATCTAATTCAACTTCATCATAAGCGAACGCTAATTTACCTAAAAAGAATTTATAATCTACTGGACAATTAACAAGCCACGTTTCTCGTGCTTGTTGATGCCACACCTGATCTTTCTTGCAACTAAGAATTGCTATCAGGATTTTCATACTCGGTTCCTGGCACCGAATGTTTCTGTTTGTGAATGACAGTTCGGACAAAGTAATTCTAAATTCTCAGGACGATTATCCCAAAACTTTCCGTTCTTATGATCAGGAGTTAATATAAGAGACTTTCCTTGCCACTCTGGTTTCTGACCACACTTTTCACAAACATCTAAGCGTCCAACTTTTAACAATGCCTTCCGTAATCTCTGACCATTAGTTCTAGTGTCGGTTTCATTTCTAAGGATAAGTAAATTTGTAGGAGCAGGACCACCTTTATGATTTATTCCTCTATTAGTTCCTTGTCCAAGAAAATGAGAAGTATCTATACTAAGGGACTTAAATACTTTCTTTAAATGAGTATAATTTCCACTAGCCAAGTGTAGTCCTAAGTTTCGTAAAACTCCTGCCATAGAAACATTAGCCGCTACAATTGGTGCAAGTAATTCTTTTGTATACTTTGATTTCATAACCTTTCTCCGAAAAAGATGGGGAGTGTTCGGAGCACTCCCCGCATTCGGCTCATGACTTCCGAATGAATTGGTACGGCTAGAGGGATTTGAACCCCCATGGCTGTTAACCGGTAGGGTCTAAACCTACTGTGTCTGCCTTTCCACCACAGCCGTATAGTTTATAGCTGGTCGGTAATGAGGGAGTCGAACCCACATGAATTGCTTCGCCGCTTTTTGAGAACGGTGCGTCTGCCAGTTCCGCCAATTACCGAAAATTTATTTTGTATTGTGACCGTTAGGGTATGTTTTATAATCCGATTCAATCTGCTTGACTGCTTCTGTCAAAGTAGGTAGATCGTAAACTGCCCACTTAGGCTCTTTCTCATCTCCGGCGAACAAAGCTAATGACCAACTATCTTCTGTTGGATGCAGATATCCACCTTTCAGATCGTGCTCTTTAGCAAACTTATTAAATTCATCCCAAGCTACTTGAGCCTCTTGTTCCGTTTCAGGAGAATAGGCCACAGGCTGCATCATAACAATCTTGTTGTGTGCTGGCTTAAAAACTTGAACCGGATGCATCTTCTGCAGATTAACGGTTGCTTGATCAATTTTAACCTTGACTACGCCGAGTGACAGCAGGGAAATTAACATCAAAAGAACTATTTTCATTTTCCACCAGATAAAGACTTTTTAACAGTTAAAATTTTACCGTGAGGACCGGTATAAATCTCTCCACCAGGAGTACTCAAGGCTTCTGCTTTGAGTTTTCTCAATTCTTCATCCATAACTTTCTTAAACATCTTGACGTGACGCTTTGTCAGAATATAATCGTCAACAATCAGACCCAACCAAATACAAACTAAGTAAAGGATCAACCAGACAGGAAGCATTTACCCTCTGAAAAACGGATTAGGTGTTTGATCCAAAAGCAATCTAAACTTAGGAAAGGTCGGACCCCATGTGGCGACGTGATATGGATTCGGTGTTCCATCAGACAACAGTTTCGCTGTCGCTGAATGCAGGGCACCTACTGCTTGAATACTCTCTTCTTCAATTTTAAATCCAACTACTGGTTTAGCCATAATATCTCCTTAAAATCCAGGCGTATTAATGTTTGAAGCATTCAGCGCTGTTGGATTAAAATTAACATCTACTACGTTTGCTCCATTGATGCTGACAGAATGTTGAAAGCGATACGTCTTTCCAGAAAGTGTAGCAATCAGATAATATGTTCTCTGATCAGGGAGATTCGGAATTGAATAAATTCCATTGGCATCAGCGTTGACGGTTACTTGAATATCTCCACGATCTGAATTCAATTCTACCGTAGCTAATGCTCCGGCTGTGCCGCCTGTGTTGCCTGCTATACTAAATGTTGCCATACATCCTCTTAAAGTGGCTAGCCTTTCGTTTTCACACCGGCCAGCATTGGTAGACCATCAGGGATTCGAACCCCGATTTCTCGTTAATCGGACGAGCGTCCTACCGTTGGACGAATAGTCTATTAAGTTATACAAAGCCAAATCAAAACTATCAGAATTCCAATAATGATCCAAAACATTAGAATGGTGTCAGGAACGGAATTGAATCCTGAAGCGCTTTCTCAAATACGAAAGGACCCATACCGGGAACCAAGTCCCAGATTTCATCGTCGGTCAATTCCTCGTCCTTTTCAGGTTCTTTCTCTTTCATAAAATTCCTTAGGAGAGTCGATACCCTGGATTCAGTCCGTTGCAACGGGGTGATCATTCATCTATTGCTTTCGCAATCCGGTTTCCCGGTGCTCCCTACCCGACCAGCACAACTTGAGCTAGAAGGTCTTTTTGGGATTGCTATCTGGCGTGGAGTTATTCACCCAAAGGCGGCGACTTTACCCGTCACGTTACCGTGCCTGCAACTTCCACAGCGCCAATGCTCGTGTAGTCCAGAAGTTCCTCAATCGACCAGCCGCCAATCTTTCGATTTGACGCTGCAATCGACTGCGATCACCTGACTCTCCAGAATCAGAATATCGAACTCTAAGAATATTGTCAAGAGCAATCTTTGTTATTTGCTGTCCCAAAGCCGTTTGAGAGGGTACACGAATTACATAAATGTTGAAAACAAAAGACATCTGGATTTTAGATTCGCTAAAACGATTCTATAACCTCATTCTGTCACTAAATTGCTGTCACTGAATGCTGTCACAAAAGGGCGATCCTGTATACAGGTATATAAGCATATACACTCTAATACTATTACACCACGTCACCAATTTTCAGTGACAGCTTTAAGTGACAGAAAGACTGAAAATGGCCTCCATGACAGCATTTTTTCTCTGTGGTGCGTTGAAAACAAACAACATGTCAAAAGTGCCCGCTAGTGATTGTGTCACCTTGACAGAGAAAGAGAGAAAAGCTTATTTTTTTTCAATTTTTATATCAAAAAGAGAATAAAAAGAGTATAGATGGAGAACTATACCCTTTTTTATTGAAAACAAAGGACTTATAAGAAATTGAAAATAAAATGTAAAATAATCACTCAAAAATGAGGTCATATTTTAAGAAAATAAGGATTTCTCCCTCTCCGTCTAGGTGACAGTATTAGTGACGGGCACTTTTAACACTTTCTTTAGAATCAGTGGATTACGGCTAAAAAATGCTGTCATGGATGGTGTCACTTAGCTTCGTGGGTATGTTTTACGTCCCCATTCGTTCTCAAAAGCTTTAATATATTTTCGTTTTTCAAACATCGGACCTGCATTTCCAAATCGTCCATAATATTCAGATTCCCAAATCAAAATCGCAACATATTCTCGAATTTTATTATCATACCAAAACCACTCTCCGTGGCTATAATTATTTTTCAAATCAGAATGCGTTTTTTCTTCAATTTCTAAAGATTTCATTCCTACAACTGTCACGTAAGCTAGAAGGTATAGAGGCACAGGGGAATAAGTCTTCAACTCTTTTAGGCGCTTCGCTAGAGGTCTTTGAGTCGTACCGATCTTAATCTTGTTTACCTCAGGAGCGACTATGAAGTATAGCGTCACAGGTTTAGTTTTATCCATAGGTATGACCATACCATATCCATAGGAGTATTGTCAAGGGGTAGGTGGGCAACCATACCCGGTGGGATGGGTGCCGGGTCCGAATTTAAAAGTGAACTTATAAAATTGCTAGGCGAATTTAAATTTCTGCCGATCTACCCTTGGGGGCTGGTCGCACGGGTCCGATTCTAATAGACTTATTCTAAAATACTTAGCAATCTTGGCGATTCAGCTTCTTCATTAAGTCTTTTATTTTGAATAACTTAACTTTTAAGCTCGATTCCCTTGCGTTCCGGAACGTTGCATTGCTTGCAAAACGCCTAAAATTGCTGATTCATTGCAGGTTTAAGTCTTTTGTTATCATCGTATTAGCCCTACAATAGAATACACTAATCTATTGCGTGCAATCCGACCGATTTCTGCTATAAACGCATGAAAATAAAGAATTTATCAGCATTTTTCGCATGAAAACTCAGAAAACAGTGTAAAATTTTCATTTCCAAAAGATTGCGTCAACCGTGTTTCCCGGTCTCCCGATTGCCTTGCTAATTTAACTCGTTTGTTTTCATATTATTATGAGGCATTTAAAATCCTGCTGAAAATACGTAAAATCATATGCAAAATGTAGCTGCAAAACACTCATCCAAAACGAATTATTTTCTTGAAAATAAAGCTTGCAATCCTTACAGCGATTCGTGGTATACTCCTGTTTACAAGGCAAACGAAGGGAGACCCGATGCGAGTATATCACAAGCGTAAACTCGAAAAGCACGACGGAGAGCGTATTCTCTGGCACGTCCTAGCACATTTGCAGCGGCCACCTGCTGATGTTTCGGGAGAGATGGGCCGCTACTTGGCAATCCTGACCATTAAGCAATTGCTAGGCATCTCTGCCTAAGAAAGGAACAACGATGTACAGATATCCCGGTGAGTCGACAAAGCTAAATCCAGCACACGGCGAGCGTATCCTTTGGCACGTCCTAGAACACTTGCAATACGATATGCCACTAGATTATGCCGCTGCGGATGGTCCTAACTCGACTGGCCGCTGGATGGCAATTCAAACGATTAAGCAATTACTAGGCGTCACAGTAGCCTAGGAAAGGAGCGATAATGCAGCTAATGTTCGAAGCAAACAACGTGGAAGAATTGATTGAGGCATTACAAGAATGTGTTTTGCATTCGGGTCGCCCTGCTAATGAGATATACTCACAAGAGCCAATCGTTCTTCGACTGATCGAAAAAACGTTGTCGGACGGAAGTATTGTCTATGATATTATCGTAGGGTAATTGAGAATAAAATCTACTCAAAAGGATAAACAAAATGAATACCAGACACGCATTAAGCAATGAGGAAATACAACGTTTTGCTCCGTCGGCATTCGCTGGTCAACCCTATCACGCTATGTCGGACCGCTATGCATTCGTCCCTACGTCACAGGTTATCGATGGTATGCGGTCCGCTGGTTTCGTCCCTGTTATGGCCAGTCAGTCATCTAGCAGGATTGCTGGCAAAGAGAATTTTACAAAGCATATGCTTCGCTTCCGGTCCGTTAACTCGCAACTGACCAACGTTGGCGATTCTGATCTAGAGACTGTCTTGATTAACTCGCACGATGGCACGTCACGCTACGTACTAATGCTTGGCGTGTTCCGCTTGGTTTGTAGTAATGGCTTGATTGTAAGCGAAAGCTTAGTCGCTGGCGTCAAGGTTCGGCATGTGGGAGAAATTGTTCGGGACGTAATCAATGCAAGTCTTGAATTGATCGATCACGCTCCGAAAATTCAGCAAACAATTAACACGTGGAAAACAATCACACTCACCACGGATGAACAGAGAGTATTCGCACAGTCAGCGCATATGCTCCGTTTTCCGGAACAGGAATCGACACTTGCACAGGCCATTAAACCAGAAACGTTGCTCAAGGCTCGCCGATCAGATGATAACGGCGCTGATCTCTGGTCAACATTCAACCGTGTTCAGGAAAACGCAATTCAAGGCGGTATGTGTGGTCTAGTTCGAAATGGCTATCGGTTGTCACGTCGGACCGCACGTTCTGTAACTGGAATAGATCAGAACGTCAACCTGAACAAAGCTTTGTGGCGTCTTGCTGAGGAAATGGCGACGCTGAAACAGTCAAGCAACTAGTTTGATTGCAGTCTCTGTCCCATTCTAACAAGTGGGACAGGGGAAACAATCAAGCAAAGGAGTAACAATGTACACTGAACAGGATAAGGCACGTCGGCACGCATGGGAACAAATTGTCGTTCAATTGTCCCAAGGTAGCAGACACTTATATGGCGACTCTAGCGAACGATGCTCCAGCGAATAAACCGACGTTTGAATCTGCCCTGATTCGATTGGAAGAGATAGCCAGAGCACAAGCTAAACTCTGGCGTAACCCCGACACTGCGGAGCAAAAGAACGTTAAACTCACATACGGCAAAGTCTGTGTTAGCCTATCCTCTTCTGATCTCCAGCTAATTTCCGATGCATTAGACGTACTCAGTCCCGATAGTGATGAATCATCGGACCGTGCTAAACAATTATGTGCCACGTTCGACGCATTAACAGTGTATCAAAGGAGTATTGAGTAGCGAAAATTTTCGAATCGAAAGGAGCAACGTGAAACTACTTAACACTAATGCCGATGCCAAAACCATCAAAGGCAAAAAGTATGGATATCTGACTGGTATTCTATACCTTGCGCCTAGTGACATATCAGGAATCAACGTTTGCGCTATGGCTACACCGGGATGCAAAACAGGATGTTTGTTTACTGCCGGACGTGCCAGCATGTATCCCAAAATTAACAAGGCTCGAATCCGGAAAACTCGGGAATTGTTTGCTGATTGGCAATCATTCTTAGAGCAATTGCGTAAAGATATAGGCGCAGTGATACGCAAGGCGAAACGTGAACGGCTAACGCCATGCATCCGGATTAATGGAACGTCTGATCTCCCGTGGATTCCCTTGCTACTTTGTAATGAATTTCCAAACGTTCAATTCTATGACTACACTAAACTCCCGAAGGCTTATACCCGGATTCGTCCGAATTACCATTTAACCTTTTCACACTCGGAGACCAATCTAGCAGACTGTCTGGATTCACTGCGGAATGGTGTCAACGTAGCAGTGGTATTTGACACTAAGAAAGGGAGACCACTGCCGGAGCAATGGCACGGTTACAAGGTTATCGATGGTGACTTGTCAGACTTGCGATTCACTGATCAGACTGGAGTAGTCATCGGGTTGCGAGCAAAAGGAAAAGCACGTAAGGATTGCTCTGGTTTTGTTGAGTCTAGCAAGCTTATCTCTATTACCCTTTGACGTTTGATAGTTAGGCCTATGCTGTCGAGGTGTAGGCCTATCAATGGCACGTCAATCAAAAGGAGACATGATGTATACAATCGAGATAGTCACAGGAACTGATGAAGTAAAATTGCTCCGTATGATTTATGTGACCGCTGATCTAGCGGAAGCAAAGGCACGTCGTATCTTTCGCACGTTTGAATTAGAGCATCTTTTCGGTTGGGAAGTAGTAATTCGAGAGAATGGAAAAGAGTATAGTCGGGATACCTTGCGTTAATCGTTCCTAGGCGTCTAGGCGAACGTAAAATCCTGTATGGTAGGGAGACACTATGCTGATGCTGACAGTGTCTAGAATCGAACAGGAGCACTATGCTAGATGATACTACACCCGCAATAGGTACGCCTGTAAGCATAAGGATCATGGCGAATGCGGCACAATAGAAGAATACCGTAAAGATGGCGAGCCGCTGATAAGGTGGGAATATGGACACTTGACACGCTGTTCGTTTTACAGGCTCGAAATTTTAACGAAGGCACCCAGTTAAAAATTCCGGGTTGGATTAAGCGCTATCGATTTTCCGTTTCGGGAATCGTGTAATATTATAGGTCTGTTCAGAATGACAAATGAAAGGATGGTCATGTGGATATAGCAGAGGCACGCACACTGGCACTCCAGTTAATGAATGAACACGGATTGCAGCGCTGGACGTTTCGAATAGATAAAAGTAAGGTCCGTTTCGGTTATTGCAATTGGCGACACGGTCGAATTTCTTTGTCCGGTCCCCTAACCGAATTGAATAATCTAGATAAAGTTAGAGACACTATTTTGCACGAGATTGCCCACGCTTTGACACCTTTTCAAGATCATAATGCTACTTGGAAATTAAAAGCACAGAGCATAGGTGCTAATCCAATGGCCTGTTACAATACCACTGACGTAAAACTCCCACCATCCCCTTGGCACGCCATCTGTCCAAAGTGCCGTCGAGATATTAAGCGGTATCGAATGTCAAAAACCTTATTAACGGAGAAGCACTATTGCAGGTGCGTCAAGCTGCCGACGGAAGAGAATATGTATCTCAAGTGGGAGCGGGTTTAAAATTCGGAGTTTGATTACGACACTTGAAAAATTAAAATCAGGTAATGGAGAAATAAAGTGATCTGCTCAGAATGCCGAAGGCGAATTGTCCGGACACATCACAAGAAACGTACGTGCCTAGTGCCTGAGTGCAAGCGTAAACACTTATTGCGTAGGCAACGTATCTATGCACGTCGTTATTACGGTTATCAAAATCGTTGCAAAAATGGATACATCGTTAGACCACGAGCACCAAAACCAGTGTGGCCTACAGTTGATCAGATTTTACTTGACACCCGTATTTAAATTTGAGAGAGTTATACGAGCAAAGGAGAACCAAGATGACGATTTCACAATTGATTAAGAAGCTTCAAGATGAGCGGCAGAAGTGGGGAGATATTGAAATAGTTGCTCATGCACCTAATAAACCCGGATTGGTTGTAGATGTCACGACGTTTGAGGGTAGTGATGTAGTTCCGAAAGCAGTTTGGATATCCACCGAAGAGGCAGAATAATGTCTACCTTGATTATGGTTCTATTGATCGTCGGCGTGACGTTGTATTGTACGAAAGGAGAAACAAGTGTGTAACCATTGTGGATGGGATCAGGATTACGAAGTACCAGAAGAAATAGATGACGTTGAAGAGTTCGATTTGGATGGTGAGTTGCTAGATGCTGATAACGTACAATCCGACTGATCACAGATTTGAGCTAGTCTTGCAATCCGGACCAACATGGCAAGCTGAGATGGAATCGGCAAAGGTGGCAGGATTCAAGTGTGACGGTCCCCCCAGTTGGACTTGGGCCACATCTAAAGCATTGATCGTTGCAAAGCTTAAGGAGCACCGGCCTGCCATTCTTGAGATAACACCGCAGGCATTAGAAGAGTTTAATAAGCTGATCAGTCAGGAGCAGGAGAACCAGAAAATAATTGATCAGGTTAAAGAGTTAAAGAAGGAGCAACGTAAAAAGGAAAAGAAGGCCGAGCGAATTGAGGAGTTACTGACTAGTATACCCACATACTGGCAAGGAAAGGATCAAATCGGTCGAGAGGATTTGCCAGCTGAATTGATCGAACGATTGTCGAAGAAAACGATGTTGACAATAGGAAAATCATCCGATAAACTATGTGAGTATTGCAAAGCGCCAGTTTATTTTTATGAGAAACAGGACCCACCAACGTGTTTGCATTGCGAAGTTGAGTATGAGCAATTTCAAAAGGAGACAGGCTTGTGATGCCGAGCCATTTTATTACGTGTTTAGAATGTAATCGATTATTTAAATCGATAACTAGCCATGTTTACGTAGTTCACGGATTAACTCGTGTGGAATACACGCAAAAACATAATCTTCCTTTAGGATATAAAATGACTTCGGAAGTTACGAGACAAAAGAAACGTCAGGCTCAATTAGCTAGTGGTTATATGCCGGAAAAACATGTAATGACGTTGCTCGAAATAGAAAAATCTGTTTTACACTTTAAAGAATTTACAGCGGGTAGACCGTCATCAGAATTGCATAAAGTAGCTGCACAAAAGTCTTTTGTTAAAGCGGTTGAAGCGTGGGTTGAAAAAGGGCGAACCACAGCGGCATGTGTAGGCTGTCAAAAAGAGTTTAGCGTGCAGCGGTCGAGAATCAAAAAAGGGCAAAAATATTGCTCGTCTAAGTGTTATCATGAAAGGAGAATAAAATGACACAGCAAGTCGAAGTCAAGCGATACAATCAGGCAGGGCAGTGGCTTTACAATTACCAGGACGAAATCATTGTCAAGGATTCACCCATATATCCCGATTTGAAAACACAGTTGAAAGCCGAGCAATGGACCCTGTCATTCCCGTGTGACCATAAACTAGATCAACGTACTTTACCTCGATTATTTGAAACAAAAAGCTTGACACGCAAATGGTAATTTGATAGTCTTAATTTAAGGGAGAGTGGAATGAAGATTAAAGTTACAGCGGAAGATATTAAGCTAGGACGTAAAGAGGTGGGTCAACGTAGTACTACTCATTGCGCAGTCGCTAGGGCGATTAGGCGTCAATTTCCCAAATCTCGTGTTGAAGTTGGGTTTTCATATGTAGGTGTTGGAAAGAAACACGGTAATTTTCCGGTTGAAATAGCGAGAAAGGTAATGGCAATTATGAATGGAAGAAGAGTCCGTCCTTTCACTTGTGATATGCCAAAATTAAATGCCTAAGAAATTTACCCAGGCGAACGAAGCTAGGCGGCGCTCCCGTAATGTGATCGGAGCGCTGCCTCAGACGAAGGTGATTCAAGATAAGCGCCGTAAACCAGCGAAGCATAAGAAGCCACTGCGGAGTGAGGAATAATTGTACTCAAATCGGGTACAGTTGACCTCAGAAAGGGTACAGATGGAATACCTTGATAATGCTGGTAACGTTTTCGCCAGAGACATCGATTCTCCGACGGAGCTAAAGAATGAGAAATGTCAAGAGTGTCACATTCCGCTGTCTATTTTGGGTCCAATGTATTGTGATGTGTGCTCTGCTCTGTTTGACGCTCTTAATAAAACTCCTTATTTTAGTCAAATCCACCACGAGTGGTACAAGGAAAATCAATCTAGGGCGAGCCATAAACGTCAGATAATGGGAGAATAAAATGAAAATTTGCACAAAGAAATTTTCGTCTGGTACTCGCCACGGACGTTATGACAGTGAAACGTGCCCATTTTGCCTTAAACCCAAAGCAGTACAGGATGACTTTGTGTGGAATTTGCCGCCACGTTACAAACATGACACATGTTCAAATTGTCAGTATCTTGGCCGCTTTAACGATTACGATTTGTATTACTGTGAAGGGATAACGACTAAGACTGTCTTGGCTCGATTCTCTCATGAGCCGTCAGGCTATTTGAGTGGATGGGGGTCAAGAATAGATGCGTTGCTTGTCGCAGAAGCTCTTGCATATCGGAAGAATCTTGTCAGTAAAGATAAAATCGGATGAGTCTACCAAAAGAAAAATTTGTCCCAAAGCCCTCTAAGTATGATTTGTTACTCAAGGCTTTAAATGAATTAATTATTCGATGGCGAAACGAAGGATATGCTACTGCTTACATATCAGCAGATGAGTTAGAGTCCGTCATTAACAAGGTGATTAAGTGATTACCATCATCGGTGACGTACACGGCAAAACTCATATCTATCAGAAGCGTTTACGCCAGCATTATGAGGGCAAACGGACCATACAAATTGGAGATATGGGGATCGGTTTCAAGGGCGTCGGTTTACACGAAATGGAGATGAATCATCGTTGGTTTCGTGGCAATCATGACAACCCGGAGTTATGTCGTCAAAACAAGAATTATCTAGGCGACTACGGTTATCTTCCCGAGGATCGTTTGTTCTGGTTGGCTGGTGCGTGGTCTATTGACCGAATGGCTAGAATTACCGGCGTTAGTTGGTGGCCCGATGAAGAGTTGTCAATTAAGGAATTGGGTGAAGCGTTGTATCTTTATGAACAAGTGAAGCCAGAGTATGTTATCTCACATGAGGCCCCACATGAAGCAGCCAGATATCTTCTAGGTGCAGCCACTAGTGGTGGAACGAATGACGGCTATTTCTTTGCTAAGATGGGATGCATCGAAAGCCGTACTAGTCAAGCATTGCAGGCGATGCTCGACGTGCATCAGCCGAAGGAATGGGTGTTCGGTCATTATCACGTTAACATGCGATTCCAGATCGCTAACAAGCAAAGTGAAATGCTTAGAACTAAATTCACTTGCGTCGGTGAATTAAGCGAATATACCTTGCACACAGAGCTGGTATGCACACGTTGCAAACAAGAACGATCTATGCATTCGATTGAGCCACCTTATGATACGGATAACTGTCCTGGTTTTTCTTATATCAGTGATTAATTGCTATTGTCCGTTGCCACATCGGGACAGGTGTGATTGCTCAAAACACATTTGTTCGGGCTGTGATCCTATAGAAGGTGCAAGATGAAGCGTCATATTTGGGTAATTGAATCACGAGAAAAGAAAGTAAATGGCGAGTGGGGGCGATGGGTTGCTGGTGAAGCCTACACAAATCGTCAGGATGCTGTCTTTGCCGGTAACCCTTATAAAGATGAATGTGGTGAAACCAGAATAATTCGATACGTTTCAACTAGAAAATAAAGCTTGACAAGATTTCAGAATTATGAGACTATCAAGATAGGAGGAAACGATGGCTACTAAACCTGATTACGATTTTACCGAACTGCCGAAGTGGGCGCAGGAGCATATTCAAAGTCTTGAACGGGAGCGTAATGAGGCTATTCGTACGCTTCAGGAATTTCAAAATGATCAGAAGCCATCGAGTTTTTGGGTGGAAACTTGGGCTTGTACCGGAGATAAATTCGGCCCTACTACCTTTAAGAATTATCTACAAACTCGACAAGTTCGTATTCAAGTCGGCAAAGATGAGATCGACGTTTATCTTCGTGAACCTGATATGCTTGAAATTTCAGCGTTCGGTGGCAGGCTAACAATTGAGCCGAATGCTTCAAACGTTATTTATGTGAGAGGGCGTAAATGAAACCGATGCTAGCTGCTCTCTGCGAAGATATCACCAAGCTTCATTATCCAGTAATAGCTAGTCCAAAGCTTGATGGTATCCGAGCGCTTGTTCTGAATGGTCAGCTTGTTAGTCGTACTTTGAAGCCCATACCGAATCGCCACGTACAGAAACTGTTCTCTGGTCTGCCTGAGGGTACCGATGGTGAGTTGATTATGGGTGCTGCTAATGACGATCCTTATCGACGCACCGTCAGTGCGGTAATGTCTGAGGATGGCGAACCTAATGTATTCTATTATGTGTTTGATAATTTTATTGTCCCTGGTTGTTTTGAAGTTCGATTCGCTGCTGTACAAAAATTGAAATCTTGTCCTAATGTCAAGATTGTTTTACATGAAACAATTCGAGACTCTGAGAAGTTATCAGAATTTGAGTCCGAAGCTATTGAAATGGGTTTTGAAGGTGCAATGATTCGTGACCCTAATAGCCCGTATAAGTTCGGCAGGAGCACTGCTAAAGAGGGCTACCTTCTCAAGCTTAAGCGTTATCGAGATTCGGATGCAAAGATTCTAGGTACCTACGAGTTAATGCATAATGGTAACGAGGCGACGACTAACGCTTTAGGACGTACTGAGCGGTCATCTCATAAAGATAATAAGACGGGTCTAGATTCTCTTGGTGGATTTGAATTGCGTGATATTCACTCCGGAGTCGAATTTCGTTGCGGCACTGGATTGACTCAGGCAGATCGGGAACAGATGTGGGATATGCGTGACGATTTGATCGGTCAGATTATTAAGTATAAGTATTTTCCAACAGGCAGCAAGGAAAAGCCACGTCACCCGGTTTTTCTAGGTTTTCGATCTAAATTAGATTTGTGAGTTATTCTTTAAATTAGGGAGAACTAAATGTGCGTCACTCAATACGTGAGAACAAAGAAAAAGACCGGTGTCGGATACAAAGTATTTAATGTCAACGGCAAACAGCTTATAAGTGAATTTTGGGGTGGCGCTCGTCCAGTGCGAAAATGGCTAAAAGCGGCTGGTGGATATCATCGCTATGGAGCTGGTTGGCACATCTTCACGAGCATACAATCAGCCCGAGCGTGGGCCGATGGCGCTGCTCATTTGGTTCGGAAGGTAAAGTACCGAGGCGCATTTTTAGTTGGTAAGCAAAGCAATTTTCGTGTTGTGGTCGCTAAGGAAATTTATATTTTTCGGGGAGTGGTATAAAATGCGTAGACCTACCATATTAGAACAAAAAGAAGCTGCCGATTTTAATCGACAACAAGATCAGATACTTGAACAAATTCCGCAAGAATTTCACAGTTTCGTTAGGATGTATGCGTGGGAACAGGGGCATTCGTCAGGCTATAATGAAGTTTTAAACATTGAAGAAAATTTGATTTATCACTTGACAAAGGCTATAGAAAGGTATAAACTGACTTTGATACCTGATTCAAAAATTTAAGGAGAGAAAATGCAAATTAGAGAAGCAGCAAAAGTAAGGAATCGACAAACTACGTGGTACGTCATGAGCGACACTACTCCAGGTACTGAGTACATCGTTCATTACAAGCGTAATGTAGTTAGTCACCACAAGGTGTGGACGTGTAATTGTCCGGACTTTACCGAGCGGCGTCAGTTCAATGGAACGAATTGTAAGCACATAATGGAAGTGAAACATCAGTTATTCATGAAGCAAGCAGCCACTCCAGCCGTTTTGTCAGAATTGACTATCAAGCAGGTTCTCGATTTGGTTGTCAATACTTTGAATGGTCCGAATGGTCGCAAACTGTGGCATGTTCTGACAGCTTTGCGTGGACCGGATTCCAGCAGAGTTGGAGCAGGTTTGAAAGATTCCACGACGGCTGAACTTCGTGGCGCTCTGGGAATTAACGGTAAATTCACCGGAGCTATCACCGCTACTTGTGGTGCTTTTGGGAAGGATACTCTGGATTCTCTCACCTGTAAAATCTCTCTGAATCAAGTGTATTCGAGTCTTAAGAAGCAGCATACAGAGATAGATCACCATTTTGTTACTCATTACGTGGATGCTCTACAGGCTTTGAAAGAACTCGGTTACATTAAATAGCGGATTTCCTGAGGCCGTTGCGGGGAACACTTCGACCGTGCCTCTTGTAAAGACCGGTTACGGCTAAGAGCGGGAATCAGGCAACCAGCGTATGCCCTTACGGCTGCTCTCTGGACCGTCAGTCGAAGCAAAGGACCGGCAAATCTTATGGCGACAAAAGAAGCAATAGAAGCGGCAAATGAGATAGTCTATGAGTCGTGGCGCAGCGATAGAGACGGTGATCTTTATTGTAATGGTCAGCGTAAGTTGAAGGAATGGCCTGAACTCAGAGACGCTGTTGCGGAAGCGATGGATAAATTTAGGAGTCAAGATGTTTGATCCCGAAAGTCTGATGTTCCAAACTGATTGGAAACCACTTGAGGATTGGTTTCGGCGTCGAGCAGAAGAGGCTGTCGCACGTGGTGAAATAAGCAAAATCTACCAGCATCAGGAAGTGGTCAAAGTAGAATCGGCAATTGATCCGGAGATCGTAAAGGTAGCTTATCAACTTGCATATAGTGCCAGTAAACTCGTAGCAAATTTACTAAAATCAAAGGAGACGTGATGGAACCGAAAGCAATTAGAATAGTACCGCAGCCAGATAAGCCAGCCCAGGTGCAAGAAATACCGTTGGATCAAGTGCTTGCACCGCCGGTTAAAAAATCGGTAGAGACGTACGAGCAGCGGATATCGAAAATGACCAACCGGCAATTGCGTCACGAAGTTCAAAAGGGAGTTAAGGGTGAGTTAACCGGTTACCGTGCTGTCGCCGAATCCGTCGTATTGGATATTTTGTTGGAAAGTTTTAAGCACGGAATGAAACCATTTGTTTCATGAGTACAGAGGATTGGATTGTCTTGGCTTTAACTATCATCGCTTTGATAAGTTTAGTTGATATGATCGATTCACTGGAGCGCTCATGCAAGAAACAATTCACAAAGAGAGGGAAAAAGTAGAGCGTCGAGAATTTAAGCTTCTTCTAGCTTTAATTCATAAACTTAAGACCGCCACGGCGGTGCTGGAGCGAATATGAAGCGGATCGTTCAAGTATGGCGATGGCTCTATCCTTCGCCGCCTATGTGGGTAGATTCAACTGTGTTTGAATATTATCATAGAACAGTTGAGCGTAAACAACACTGGAGTGAACGTACCGATTTGAAATTGCAGCAAAAGATGCCCTATTCGCCCTGCCAATAATCGTGTACCCTCAGTGACAGCTTTGGGATGACGGCGAGAGAACGAATATTATTACTTTGGTTTCGATTAACCATACCAGAATGGGACTTAATCGACGCATACCAGAATCACGTCTGTTTCATTTGCGGAAAACCTAATAAATCAGGTAAACGGCTCTCTACAGATCACGATCACAGAAAGACGGGTCCTACTGCCGGTTTAATCCGTGGATTGCTCTGCGCCACCTGCAATCGTATTCTAGGTAAAATTGAGGACCCGAGATTTTGGCGAGATGATTTAATCACTAAGTTAGAACGTCTAATTCTTTACCTTAAAAATCCACCGGCAGTCACGGCCCTTGGACGAAGTGTATTCATATTTCCAGGTAAGTTAGGTACCGATGTTCACCGAGCCTGGTTGAAGAAAAATCGTGTACCCTCAGCGACAACTTTGGGAAGAACATGACATTAGACAAACATCACATAATACTTTATGGAGTGGCAATTTTATTCGCTCTCGGTTTGACTTACGCAATTGAATCTAAGGTAGCAGATAAAGCTGATCAAAAGTATCAAGATTTAAAAACATTATCTGATCAAAAAGATGCTACAAATGCACAATTTCAAAAGCAAATAACCGATCAAATCACGCAGTTAGCTATGCAAAACTCACAATTGCAAGCAGAAAACGTGCAACAAAATGCTTTAGTTTCTAATTTACTAGCTCAGCTTAAGGCTAATAAGACAAAAGATGCAACATTACCACCTACTGATTTGGCGACTCGTATTCAAACTTTGGCTCCTGGCGGGAGTATCACTGTCATTAGCGATGGTTATCATTTGGATCAAGCTGAGGCTGTCGCCATCACTCAGGGTTTAGAAGAAGCTCCGATTTTACAACAGCAGTATGATGCTGATCAAAAAGTTATAGACAACGACACAATTATCATTGAGAATGACGCAAAAGCTCTAAATGCAGAAAAGCAATCTCATAAGAGTGACGTGGATGCCATACAAGCTAAGCTCGACACAGCAAATCAAGAAATTAAAACAGTAAAAGCGGACGCCCGGAAGAGCAAATTTAAGTGGTTTATCGCCGGAGTTGTGACAGGTTTTACATTAGGTCGGATTCATAATCTAACGTTTTAAAGGAATTCATGACAGCTTCTCGGATAGTCTTTTTAGATATTGAGACTGCGCCATCGTTGGGTTGGGTGTGGGGAAAGTGGCAGCAGAACGTAATAGACTTTGAAAAGAATTGGCACATTCTAAGCTTTGCTTGGAAGTGGCTAGGTGAGAAAGAAGTTCATTCTCGTGCTCTGATTGATTATCCGGGTTATATGGATAATAAAGAGGACGACAAGGCATTAGTTGCTGATTTATGGAAGATTCTTGATGATGCGGATATTGTCATTGCTCACAATGGTGATGATTTCGATCTGCCTAAGACTAATACTCGGTTGATCACGCACGGAATGAAACCACCGTCGCCTTATAAAACTGTCGATACGTTGAAGATCGCTCGCAGAGTTTTTAAATTTGATAGCAATAAATTGGATGAACTAGGGCGATATCTAGGTGTAGGTCGAAAGATGCCTCACACAGGTTTCCATTTGTGGCATCAATGTATGACAGGTGATCCTACCGCCTGGGCAACGATGAAGGAGTATAACAAGCAGGACGTTTCACTGCTTGAGCAAGTTTACTTTTTGATGCGACCATGGGCGAGAACACATCCACAGGTTAATCAGGGTGACTTGTTAGCCTGTCCTAAATGCGGCTCTTACAGAGTACAACGTCGAGGATTTAGTTTTACGTTGTTGAGAAAGAAACAGCGATTCCAGTGTCAAGAATGCACTGGATGGTTTGAAGGTGCAGCGGTAGTTATAGATAAGAAGAAAAAGAATGAGTCGTCAAAGTGAATGGAAGAAAAGAAATCGTCCTGCAATGAATGCCTATCGTCGGAAATGGATGAAAGCGCATCCTGAAAAACGAAAGGAATACGGTAAACAAGAGCGAGCAAATCATAGCGAGATTATGAATGCTTACAGAAGAGAATGGCGACTTAAGAATCCAGATTATGATAGAATTTATACCAGAAAAATCCGACAAGAGGCGCTAGATCACTATGGTAGTGTTTGTCAATGCTGTGGAGAATTTCGTTATGAATTTTTAGCTATAGATCATAAGAATGGTGGCGGTTTAAAGCAACGTCGAGAATTAGGAAAAGAGGGACAAAAGTTTGTATTTTGGTTAAGGAAAAATAATTATCCAGAGGGATATCAAGTTCTTTGTCATAATTGTAACTTAGCGTTAGGACATTATGGATTCTGTCCTCATCGCCCTGAAATTAAACGCCCAATTTTGAGAGGAAAGAGAAAATATGCTATTAATAGCCTTCGGACACCGTGCTAGGGCCGGTAAAGATACAGCGGGTCAGAGTGTTTTTGATTATTATAAGTAAAAGCAAGAATTAGCACTTCGACATGGCTTGAGAGTTATTCCGTCAGTAAAGCTGTATCGATTTGCCGAAGCTCTCTATGAAGAGGCTCGTCAATTTCACGGTATGACTGAGAAAGATGCACCCCTACTTCAGAGGATCGGTACGCAACGTCGCCAGCAAGATTCGGAATATTGGGTGAAGAAGGTATTCGAAAAAATGGATAGTGAAATGCCTCATATCGCCATTATTACCGATTTGCGATACCAGAATGAAGCGGCTGCGGTAAAAGAACGAGGCGGATATCGAATTAAAGTTCAGAGACTTAATGAAGACGGGACACAATATGTCGCAAATGACCGTGATCCATTTCATCCGTCAGAGTGCGATTTAGATAATTACAATTTTGATTACTATATTAAAGCAAAGACCGGTCAAGTAGCTTGGGTTGAACAGCAAGCAATCACACTGGCAGAGATGTTGAGAGGATTGGAGAACTAAAATGAAATTTGAAGCGTTCAAAGATAAAACCGGTTTGAATGAATGGCGTGTAGAAGCATTTGATATGGAATCCGGAGATTGTTTTGTCGCCATCTTTAGCGGTCCTCAGGCTCAAATTAGAGCTGAAGAATACGCCAATTGGAAAACGTTGAGAGGAGAATAATGAAATTTCTAGACGACGGTCAATTGTTTATAAGCGAGTTTAAGCGACAGCAAGAACAGAATTATCAAATTAACGATGAGCACGGTTTTGAAGATTTGTCTAGGGCAGCAAAGGGAACCGAGTATGAGATGGATAATCTCGGTTTAAAGATCGCTCTGATACATAGCGAATTATCTGAAGCGCTGGAATCGTTCCGTCATGGCGATCCGGCAAGCGATCACATACCTGAGTTTACTGGTGCCGAAGAAGAGTTTGCCGATGTGATTATCAGAATTATGAATATCGCACAGGGCAGAGGATTGCGAGTAGCAGAAGCGCTGATAGCAAAGCAGGCATTTAATAATGCTAGAGAATATAGACACGGGGGAAAGAAATTCTGATGAGAACTGAATACCATGTAGTTTTAAATCATGTTGGAAATCGTATTACAGTTTTTAGTCCGGGCGAGGGTCCTTCGGCATGGGACCCTAGTGGAGAGATTTGGGGAGTCGCTCGAACTTACGAAGTCGTCACAGATTCGTTTACCAAAACTCAAGAATTGGTTCCATTAGGAGAAGGTGTTCAAGTCTCTACTAGAGTTATGAAACAGAGATTTCCCAAGGAATTTGAATTAGATGCCCAAAAAGCTTAAAGTTTATCTGGCAGCAGCTATTCATCGACGAGATGAAATGAAAATGGTCATCTCTGAAATAGAGCATCTGGCTGAAGTAACTAGTCGATGGGTCAGTGCTTCTCCAGTTGCTGGTGATTTGAATGAACATAGAAAGTTGTGGGCTAAGCGTGACTTGGCAGATGTTCGTAGAGCAGATGTTTTAGTAAGATTCACTGACAATTTAGATCGAAAAACTGTCCCGGCTAAACTTGCCACAGGCTCTAGAATGGTTGAGATGGGAATCGCTTTAGAACGAAAGATGAGGGTGGTTGTAGTTGGTGGGTATCAATGTATTTTTGATTATCTACCAGAAGTAATTCATTTGAAAAATGTAATTGAATTGAGAGTTTATTTGAGTGGTTTACAATAAGGAGACAATATGGGAATTGTAGATAATACGTATCGAACTTTGACTTGTGGTAAGTGTGACAAAACTTTGACATTTAATATTCAGGAATTTCAAACTCCCGAAGGTCAGAAAAAGACGTTAGAAGAGGCTCCGTGGCTTCGTACATATCGTGTCTTGAATACTGTTCTTGACGGACGAGTCTTTGGATATTGTTCTGATGAATGCACCCTCCGAGGGATTGAATCGGGTGAAGTGAATCCAGTAGAGAAGAAAGTTATAGAGTTTCCTACCGGAGGCAATCTTCAAGCCATTAAGCGAGCAGCAGCAGAAGCAGCGGCTAAGGCTGAAGGGACTCGGCAATTGAAAGAGGGACAACCAGTTAATATTGTACCAGGATCGTGATGACAGACCATTTGATCACATTTTACGGGCATGTAATTAAGGCGAAGCGGCTGGAACTAGATTTGCCTGAAGTAGTTTGGTTCAACAAGATCGTCCGGGTTCAAAATAAAGAACAGCTTGAACTAGAGATCAATAAAGAAGCCGCCGTTATTATCATCAGGCAGCGGGGAATGGTCGTGACTAAGAATCAAGACCCCGGTCATGTGCAGGCTGGTGATGACGCAAGTTTTGAAAATCGTATGTTTGTTCCAATGGAGATGTTTGGTTTCATAGATTGTGAAGTAAAGGATATCACCGGAGAGACGCCAAATTTTGAAGATGGCGTCACGTTTGTCGGTAACGGTTTAGAGAAGAAAGAATTGAAGGAGAACTAATGGTAAAGACAAGATTCAGTGTAGGTGATGTTGTTCAATTGAATAGCGGTGGTCCGAAGATGACGGTTGTGGATGTTCAAGCACTTTCTGTGACATCTACAGCTAGTTATAAAACAGCGTGGTTTGATGGAGGTCGAGCGGTAGCTTCTAATTTCCCTGAAGACGCTTTGAAGAAAGGTCGAGGATGATCTGGCTAAGTTTTGACGTAGAAACAACCGGTTTGGATGTGAATAATGATCGTGTCATTGAAGTAGGAGCGATCCTTTATTCGACAGGTCAGCATCGGATATTAGAGTCAGCCGGATTTTTAGTCAAGACAGATGTGCCGATTTCTAAAGAAGTCACGGATATAACGCATATTCATCCGGTTGCTCTGGATAAATTTGGTTATGAATCGAAAGCCGCTTTAGATAACATCCTGGTTATGGCTCATCTTGCCGATGCGATTATTGGACATAACATCCTTAGATTTGATAAACGAGTCGTAGAAGCGTGGTGTATTCGAGAACATAGAACGATAGATAACGGTCCGTATGTGGAGAAGCTACATATCGATACGATGACTGATCTTCCGCAAGAGGGTAAAAAGCTTTCCTACATGGCATTGGAAGCACCTAGACCGTTCATCAACCCATTTCCTCATGCGGCAATTACGGATTCTTTGACAGTGATCTGTCTTGCTGATCAGTACGACACAGATTTGATTGTTAAACGAGCTAAATCTCCGACGTTGGTTGTTCAAAGTCATCAGGCTCGTAATGCAAATGATGACGCAAAGAAGTTCAAATTTCGCTGGAATCCCGATAGGAAAATATGGTGGAAGGCGATCAAAGCAATTGATTTTGAGGCATTTCAGAAACAGGGATTGCCGTTTGATATTTCAGTCCGAGAAGATTTGCACGCAGAAGATTTATTTGATTGAGTTTCAACCTTAATCGGTTGATTGTAGAAGTACCTAACAGGAGAAAAGTATGATTATTGAGAAAAATAGTGGAAACTTTGAAAATCCTAAATCAGGAGCATACGTGGGTATCGTAGCAGACGTGGCGGAATTACTAAATGTCCCGACACGTTTCGGTCCTAAGAACAAAGTTCGTATCATCTGGATTTTGGATCAGAAGGATTCAACAGGTAAGCCGTATCGTGTCATGGAGCAAGTAAATGCCTCAATTAACGAGAAGGCTAGACTGTTTGAAATCGCAAAGGGTGTCCTAGGCGCTCCCCCAAACGCTAAGTCTTTCGATACAGAGAGTTTGATGGGACGGTCTAATCAGTTGTTTATTGTTGTAGAACGTGGTGAAGATGGTAAGGACTACGCTCATGTGAAAGGTATTCTACCTCTTCCTCAGGGCGCAGTTGTACCGGTAGTACCGGCTGAATTTGTCCGAAGTAAGGATAAGAAGCCGTTTACTCCTGGCGCAGGTAACGGTTCAGCATCGGTGCAGACTAATCCTGCAGCGACTGCGCAGCCTACACAGGCAACAACGCCTACTTCTAACGTTCAGTTCTAGAACTTCCCGGCCTGACGGTGAAAGCCAACCGAAAATAAGGCTTGACAGGCCACGCAGAGCGTGGTATTCTCACATTTGGAGAAATTGTGATTATAAATTCAAACGAATCCTTCGCATCAAAACCCTTTGAAGAACGGTTACGATTGGGTAAGTTATGCGAGGCTCAGATGTTTGAAAATCTTAAGAGCATCGGCTATTACCTTAAACCTGCTACTAAGCATGAAGATATAGAACTTAAAATTGATGGCTATCTGAGTAATGATCAGCATCTTTATATTCCGTTTCAATCTAAGTATCGTCAAACAGGTATTGATATCGGTTTAGATGTTTGGGAACCTTGGTTCGGTCCGAATGATCCTCGTAATGGAGTAGGCCGGGATTATAAAAGTAAAGCTGAGCTATACGTTACTCAGGTGAATGATCAGCTTTATGTGATGCACAAAACAGGTTTGCATTTGATTGTCGATCAGACGTTTTACGAATGGAAAAATCATAATTATAAATTTCATTTTGGTGATGGCATTAGTAGAGGTACTTTCAACCCGAGTATTCAAGGCGTCCAACTAAAATTAAAAGTCGATGAATCTAATCGTAAAACTAAAATCATCGTCTATATTTCGCCTACCTCTGTGGATGAAAATTACCGCTTAGTACGTACCGTCAAGCCAATCGTTATTTAATTTTAGGACTGTGGATGGGACAGTTTAAAGACATAGCTCTACCTCTAATTGCACGAGGCATTCCAGTAATGCCACTGTTGCCTAAAGCTAAGAATGCTTTCCTTTCCGGGTGGCAGAATTTAGCTAGTTTTGATTTAGGGCAGATTGAAGCGTGGGATGCTCAATATCCGGAGCACAATTGTGGATCGGTGGCTAAAGCTACGCCTAGCGGTTATTGGTTTTTGGAGTTAGATCGTCCGGAAGCAGGACAACGGATTGAAGCTGAAACCGGGCATAGTGTCCCTCAGACATTTCGTGTACGTTCGTCTCCTGGTAGAGGGCATCTTTACTGGAAACAGAATGCAAAGTCGTTGGCGATGGGGAATATTTCGCAAAATTTTGTCAGAGACACAGATTGGTCAGCCCGTGTCGACAATGAATATGTGGTCAGTCCGGGCAGCTGGCACCCAAAGTCAGGTCGGCAATATGAGATTGTCAGCAACGCTGAAATTGTTGAAGCACCAGATTGGTTAATAGATTGGTGCATTAGTCAGAAACTTGACAAAAAAGTTGTCCAGAAAACTATTGAAGAGGGTGGTGTCATCCCTCATGGTGCTCGCAATGTAACTTTGGCTTCACTTGCCGGTAAGATGCGGCACCGAATGCGAGCAGATGAAGATGAGATTTATGCCTATCTGAAAGAAGTAAATAGAAAACAGTGTCAGCCGCCCCTTGCGGATGAGGATATAAGGGTCATTGCAGCTTCAATAGCCCGTTATCCTGTAAAGAATGATATTCCCCTTGTCCGTGGAGTTCCAATTGACGTACGGGCTTCCCAGGCTCAGCAAACAGCATCACAGACATCTCCAGCAGAAGAGGTTGAGTTACCTGAGATAGCCAGTGTACCCTATCCTAAGTTTCCGGAATGGGTTATGAACGGCACGAGTTTGTACGAGGGCTTCGTTAAGCCAGTTTGTGAAGTTAATAGCCGATATCCTGAATATATGTGGATGTCTGCTATGGTTATCTTGATGAATTTCCTGGCTTTAAAAGTAGCTGTCAATAAAAAGCGACTAATACCATCGTTTTTCCTGATTAATATCGGTATGAAAGGACGCTTGCATAAGTCAGCGTCAGTTGAAGATGCAATTCGCTATTTTGCTTGTATGGGTGTGTGTGATAACGGTGGTGTGATGACCAGGAATGCTGAAGGAAAGAGTCTGATCTATAGTCCTGGTTCACCTGAAGGTCTAGGCATAGAGATGCAGAGAACGCAGTGCAAAAATGCTATTCTCTACTATGATGAATTTATGACAGTAGTAAATAAAGCTGGAATAGATACGTCAGACCTTGTATCTACGTTGTTGAAGCTTTATGAATCCGGTAAGTTTTCTAATCTGATCAAGGCTCGTAAGGATAGTTTTTCTCTAGAATTCGGCACGTATTGTGTAAGTTTTATCGCCAATACAACTGACAAAAATTTCATTCGTTTGTGGAGTAAGTTGCTTGGTAACGAAAGTTCTGGTTTGAAGGATCGATTCTTTTTCTTATATCAGCCGCAGCGCTTGAAGGATCAGAAGCCATTTGTTGATGTGAATTGGGGTGAAGGTGTAGTCAAGACTAGAAAGTTGATCGACGTAGCTTTAGCTAAGAAAACTTATGACATTATTTATCCAGAGATGCTTGATAATATTTCAAAGCGTATGGATGATCGGCAAGAGCAAAGAGTAGAGCGTCTTGCCCTAGCTTTTGCGGTAGATTTGGGGTTGGATGTTATCGATGATGAGTGTATTGAGCGTGCCATAGCCATTGTAGATTACGAGCAAGCTGTAAAGAAATATTTGAAGACATTTGAAACACAGACTAAAGAAGCTCAAATTCAAATGGAAGTGATTGGCTATTTGATGCGACATAACGGCGTTGCTTTACAAAGAGACGTTGAACGAGCTTTACATCCTGTCGAGCAGCACGGTACGTTTCTGTGGACTCGGTCTTGGCAGGGACTAGTTATGTCTGGAAAGATTCAAGTCCTAGGAAGCGGTAAAAAAGCGGACCCTAAACAATGGCAGCTTCTGTGGGTCCCCGAGGAAGAGGAATGAGAGAAATAGACTGGAGTATTGAATTAGATTGGCGGAAGTTTTGGTCAGAAATTGACGGTCCTAGAGGAACGGATACAGGCGGTCCAAATGAAGAAGTTAAGAAAATGAGGGACGATGAGTATAGAGATTAAAGTTCTAGATCACGGCTTCGTGAGCTTAGAAGATTCCTGCGCCGACGATTTAAGCGTTGTTAATTCGGCACGAGTTTCCTTTAACAAGTATCATGAAAAGATGGAAGAGGGTGATGATAAACTGATCGGTTTCTTGATGAAGAACCGGCATGGTACACCATTTGAGCAGAATTTCTTCCGGTTCCGAGTCAAAGCACCAATCTTCGTGTTTCGTGAGTGGCACCGGCACCGAATCGGAGTGAGTATTAATGAATGGAGTGCCCGGTACTCTGAACTGAAGCCGGAATTTTATGTTCCAGAGTTAGAGAATTTTAGAGTTCAAATTGGAAAACCGGGAAATTATTCTTATGAACAAGCCTCTCCCGAGATAGCAAATTGGATGAGAGTTGAATTGTTGGATAATAATTGGGATGCATTCGATAGGTATAAAACGGCACTAGAGAAAGGAATAGCAAAAGAGCAGGCTCGATTCTTCTTGCCGGTCAACATCTACAGCGAGATGTACTGGTCCTGCAACGCTCGTAGTCTGATGAACTTTCTATCACTTCGCAATGCTCCAAAAGCTATGTGGGAAATTCGTGAGTACGCTAAGACAATGGAAGAGATTTTTCGAGCAGCGATGCCTATCACACATGAGTACTTTGTGGGGAACAATAGGGTAGCACCATGATGTACAGCGGCAGCGGAATATGCCTCGGGATCACAGGTCACCGGCCGGATAAACTAGGTGGATATCATGACCTTTCTAATCTCTCGGCTCCGATTAAGTATCACATGCAGTGTTTCTTTGCTGAAAAGAATCCTCTACGAGTTGTATCAGGGATGGCTCTTGGCACTGATCAATGGGCCGTCGAGATGGCCTTAGACCTAGGGATCAAGGTTCTAGCATTGATCCCGTGCACTAATCACGATTCTATGTGGCCACTTCACGCTCAAAACAAGTACCGAGAGTTGCTCAGTCGAGTAGAGAAGTCAGGTGGTCAGGTTGAGTATGTCAGTAGTGGGCCATATGACCCTCGATGTATGCACAGACGAAATGTAGAGATTGTTGAGCGGTCTACTGAGATGTTGGCAGTTTGGAATGGTTCCAAGGGTGGTACAAGTGATTGCGTAAGGCTAGCACGAAATGCATGTTTGCCAATCACAGTTTTGAATCCAATAACAATGAAGTTCGAAAAGGATGAAGAAGATGATAATTGAGCAGAATGCTTTTGAGAACGGTAGAACCCAATATGAGAAATGGTTGGAGAAGTGGGACCGACGTTTTCTTAACTTGGCAGCACACATTTCGACCTGGTCTAAAGACCCATCGACGAAAGTAGGTGCTGTTCTAGTGAACGATCTTAAACAGGTCGTAGGTATGGGTTACAATGGATTTGCTCGTGGTGTTCAGGATACTGATGAGCGTTTAAATGACCGTGAAACGAAGTATAAGTTAGTTGTTCACGCTGAAGTTAATGCAATCATTCAAGCCGGTCATGCGGCTCGTAATTCAACACTATATGTTTATCCGTCGTTTATGATTCCCCCTATTTGTCATGAGTGCTGTAAATCGGCTATTCAGGCGGGTATTAGAAAGATTGCTGGCTATGTACCGAATGAAGCGGACCCCCGTGTTCAACGATGGAAGGATTCAATAATGACTTCACGGGAAATGTGGCTTGAAGCAGGATGTGTGTGGAGAACTTACGAGGAGAAAGTATGAAGTCAATTTACGTAATTGGAAGTCTACGTAATCCTAACATTCCGTTGTTAGCGAACGATCTTAGAAAACTCGGTCTGGATGTTTTCGACGATTGGTTTAGCTCTGGTCCAGAGACAGATGATTACTGGCAGAAATATGAAAAGATCAGAGGACGTACCTACGGAGAAGCTCTTGCCGGAACTATGGCTGATCACATATTTTCTTATGACAAGTCCCACCTTGACCGTACTGACGCTGCTGTCCTGATGGCACCCGCTGGTAAGTCCGGACACATGGAATTGGGCTACACTATCGGGAAGGGAAAGCCTGGATTCGTCCTGTTTGATAAAGAACCAGAGCGATACGATGTAATGTATTTGTTCGCTACGAAAGTTTTCTTTGATCGACAAGAGTTTATGGATCATCTTGTTAAAAATTATATGACAGGTAAATAATGCGTCTTGAAACCGATCTTAAATTAGATTTTAGCGACGTTCTCCTGAAACCGAAACGATCTACTTTGTCGAGTCGGTCGCAGGTTGAATTGACCAGAGTATTCAGATTTAAACATTCTGACCAAGTGTGGGCTGGTATCCCGATTATTTCAGCAAACATGACTAGTGTAACTAATGTGGAAGTTTTAAAAGTTATGGCTGAGCATTTGATGTTAGCGGCTTTTCCTAAACATTCAGGAAAACAATACGATGTATCTTGTTGTCCTCTACAGGCTATTATTCATACAATTGGTTTAGACGATAATCCTGAGATAATTTTGAATATGCTCTGTGTGGATGTCGCCAATGGCTATATGGAAAAGTTTGTTCAAAAGATTTCTCAATTACGTTTGCAGTGGCCACACGTGACTATCATAGCTGGAAACGTGGTCACAGCCGAAATGACAGAAGCTTTGATCTTAGCCGGTGCCGACGTAGTTAAAGTCGGGATAGGTTCCGGCAGCGCTTGCTCGACGAGATTAAAGACGGGCGTGGGTTACCCGCAACTGAGCGCCATAGCCGAGTGTGCCGATGCAGCGCATGGTTTAGGAGCACATATTATATCTGATGGTGGGTGTACTACTCCGGGTGATGTTGTCAAGGCATTCGCTGCTGGTGCTGATTTTGTTATGTTAGGTGGAATGCTTGCGGGTTGTCAGGAAAATGGTCCTGATTTCTACGGTATGTCATCTAGACGAGCCAACTATGAAATGGCTGGAGGCTTAAAGGACTATAAAGCTGCTGAAGGATGGGAGATGACTCTTCCCCCTAAGGGTCCTTTGAAAGATGTTCTACAAGATATTAAAGGTGGATTGCGAAGTGCCTGTGCTTACGTCGGTGCTAAGCGGCTGAAAGATTTACCTAAATGTGCTACTTTCATTAGAGTGAATAATCAGATCAATAGATCACTATGGGGTTATCGAACTTGATGGAACTGTTCCACATAGACTACGAATCTCAGAGTGAAGTTGAAATCGGAGATAAAGGTAATCGTGAAGGCGTAGGCCTTTACAATTACATGCATCATCCGACAACTAAGCCTTTGATGCTGGCATACGCTCTTGGTAGTGCCAAGCCCCAATTGTGGGAGATAGCTCAGGGCGAGCCCATGCCCCAATTTGTTCGGGAAAGATTCATGGACCCGAATCAATTAATGGCGGCGTGGAATTCTCCTTTTGAACGGGGAATGACTCTTGTGAAACTCGGTATTGATATTCCAATTGAGCGATGGCAGGACCCGCAAGCTAGTTCTCGATACCTATCATTGACCGGTAAATTGGAAATAGATGGTCAAGTCTTGAATCTTGGGCAAGAATTTGCCAAGGATGAACGTGGTGAAGATTTGATTCACCTGTTTAGTCGATTGACGGTTCTGAAAGCTACTAAGAAACGAGAAGCAGCGAGCTTCTTTAATGACTGGAATTCACATCCTAAGGAGTGGCAGGAATTTGGAGAATATTGTCGTCAAGATATCGTTGCAGAACGAGAAATTATGCGCCGACTTCAACTTTTGGGAGTATTTCCTCTGCCCGAGCGAGAGCGAAGAATTTGGGTATTTGATCAAAAAGTCAACGACAGAGGGCTTCCAGTCAACATGGAGTTTGTTACTAAAGCATATAAATTAGCCTGTCGAGCTAAAGAAGCGGCTGTTGAAAATCAGCAACGATTGACTGGTTTAGAAAATGCTAATTCACCGTTGCAAATGCTTGAGTGGGCACAGGGACAGGGTTATAAGCCTAACACACTACGTAAAGAACGAGTCACTGCTACATTAAAGTTTGAAAGAGAAGGATTGACGCCATTATGCATTCGAGTTTTAGAAGCACGAGCAGCAGCCAGTTCTACAACATATAAGAAACTTGCTGCAATTATTAGACAGGTTTGTCCAGATAATCGTTTACGAAATCAGTTTATTTATTATGGATCGGCACGGTGTGGCCGCTGGACAGGAAATGGATTTCAATTTCAAAATTTAGCTCGTCCGGATAAACGATTTGAAGATCAAGATAACGTTAAGAAGGCCCGAGCATTGATTTTTGCCGAAGATTATGATGGTATTATTCGAGAGTTCGGCAAGAAGTCAGAAGATAATAACGGTGACGTTGATTACGGTTCAGTTTTGACCGTAGTGAAAAATTTGATCAGGACGGTTGTCGAGGTCGCTAAGTGAAAACTCGCCTAAACGTTGCGGATTTAGCTGGAATAGAAACTCGGGTTTCCGCTTGGATCGCTGGATGCGAGCCTCTTTTAGAAGTATTTCGACTGAATCGTGATCCATATTTAGATTTCGCTTCAAAAATGTATCACATACCTTATGAGACATTAGAAGCCGATCTTCATTCAAGTGATCCTGTCAAGAAAGCCGCAGCGAAGTTCATGCGGCAGATGGCGAAGCCGGGAGTTCTTGCGGCGGTGTATCGTCAAGGTGCCGGTGGAATGGGTAAGGATAAAAAGACTGGTGATCCTAAGAAATTAGGTTTGTGGGGATATGCCGCAAATATGGGCATTGAGATGACGCTTGAACAGGCCCAAGATATCACTAGAATTTTTAGAGAATCTTATCCTGAAATTGTCAGTATGTGGTATGCCTTAGAGATAGTTATTAAGTCTGTTCTGCAAGATCGGCCAATTAAGACTGAAAAGCCGGATATTATTTTCGCTTTAAATCGATTAAATCAAATCGGAATTAAATTCGACAAGATTGTCATAGATGATAAAGGAAACAAAAGAGTAATTCTTAGAACTCAATTGCCGTCTGGTCGATATCTTCATTATGTAGATGCTCACATTGATGATATTCGGATGCCCTGGAGTACTGAAGATAATGAAGTTTTCAAACCGGGTCTGATTTACAGTGGAGTTGATCAAGAAACTAAGCAATGGAAGAATGGAATCGTTAGTCACGGCGGAAAGATATTTGAGAATGATGTGCAAGGAATAGCTAGAGATATTTTCTGCGACAAGCTTTTAGAGATCGATCAAATTGGTTGCTGGATATGTGGACATGCACACGATGAAGGCATCGGAGAGACTCCCAATGATCCGTTTTTTCCGGGTTATAGAGAGATGGTTCACATTATGTCACAGCCGGTTAATTGGGCGAAAGATTTACCGTTAGGAGCAGATGGTTTTGAGAGTGAATTTTACCATAAGTAGAATATGAAAAATATTCCAATTATTTATTTTATACAATGTGAACAAACGAAATTTATAAAGATAGGAATAACAACTGATTTATCTAGACGATTGGAAGTTTTACAAACGGGAAATGCTGAAAAATTAGAAGTTTTAGCAATAATTTCTTATCCCAGGGAGCGAGGACTTTCTAAACTTTGTCCTTTACCAGATGAGCGAATAGTACGGGCCTATATTACACGTTTAGAACGAGAACTTCATGATAAGTTTTTTAAGTTTCATGTTCGTGGAGAGTGGTTTAAGCCAGAAAAAGAGTTAACAGATTTTATAAGTGAGAGGAAAGGATGGGTGCCTATAGCGTAGCTTATTATCGGGCGAATGAAGAAAAGATAAAAGAACAAAACAAGCTGTATTATCAGCGAAATAAGCAGAAGGTGATTGACAGGGCTGCCCGAGATAGACCAAAAAGAGTAAGGGCTGTTAAACGTCACTTAGTAGAATATTTAAAATGTCACCCTTGTGTTGATTGTGGAGAAAGAGATATTGTGGTTCTTCAATTTGATCATGTGAGAGGACGAAAGAAATTCCAAATTTCGAGTATGATCATGAATGGATACTCATGGTTAACAATTTTAAAGGAAATTCAGAAGTGTGAAGTTCGTTGTGCAAATGATCACATTAGACGCCATCGAAAAGGTGGCTATAGGATGAAAAATAATGCGGTGGGATATAAAATTAGACCTCACAATTAGTCGTGGTAGAAAACGTGTCTTTGTTCTTGAGAGGATTTTTCCGTTTCTTAAACGATGGAAAGAGAATCATAAAACGGCTTATTATTCCTGTTTTCGAAAGACTCGTTTCACTAGTCACGGTGCAGCGATGAATGCAATGTGGTTCAAGAAACATCCGGAAGCACCAGCATTTTCGGCATACAATTGCGAGATTTGCGAGGGTTTCCACATAACAACAGAGAAAGGCAATGAAAGAGAAAGTTAAAATTGCTTGGGCGGCAGGTTTGTTTGAAGGCGAGGGAAGCATTGTTCTTATTCAAGAATCTAGGGATAGGCGTCCGTACCCACGTTTACAACTTACAACGACAGATTCAGATGTGGCATATAAATTTAAACGATATATCAAAGCTGGTTGTATTTATGAGCGAAAGAGGAAAACAGTCACAGGAAAAAGAGTTTTCTTCTGGGTAATTAAATGTAAATTTGAGGTAAAACGAGTTTTGAAATTATTCATGCCATATTTTGGAGTTAGGAGAAGAAAAAAGGCGAAAGAAGCTTTGAAATTTACAAAATACATGATTAGGAGATGGAGATGAGTGATAGAAAATTTATTCCAATGTTTGACTTAGATCGCCTGTCAAGTGATGAACTTCGTCAATATTATCTTGATGCATGTGCCTTCCACGGTGTGCCGCCTGAGCTAAATGTGCTGGCATTCACTTACATGGATTCCGGAGACGGAGCACGTCGTCGAGTCCTGTACGCTAAGAAAGGTGCCACGGATATCATTCGTGAACGTTTGGGAATCTCTGTCGCCGATCTTCGCAAGGAAATTTTCAACGGCACATTGACTTATACTTGCTTCGGCAAGAATAAAGATGGTCGATTTGAGATAGCTGTCGGTGCGTCTTATATCGATGGCTTAATTGGTAGAGCATTGGAAGTCGCCATTATGGTCGCTCAGACTCGGGCTATCCGAAGAATGACCTTGCAATTTGCTGGTGCTGGTCTGATCGATGAAACTGAGCTTCAGGCGGATTCAAAGACAACAGACGTTAAGGAAGCTTTGACAGCACCGCAGCCGACAGTCAGACCCAATACAGAGCCGGGTAAGGATATTACACAAAATCCCCCAATTGAGGGGGTTTTGTTACAAGAAATATCACCTACTCCGGCTCAATTAGAGGCTCAACAAGCTCTGTCTAAGGTGCCTGAGGCTGTTCTAGCCGAGAAAGCCGAGGAAACGGTCCCTGAGGCTCCTAAACGTCGGCAACGGGCTAAGCCGGTAGAACTGGATACTCCGTTCTCGTTTGATAACCCTGTTCCAGTGCCAAAGTCAGTGAACGCCGACATTCCGGAAAGTAAGCTAACGCCGACATCTTCTCTTATTCCTAAAGAAGTTTTAGATGCAGTTCCGGCACCTATAATAGCTAAAGCAGCGTTTGAATTTTTAGACGGCGTTCAAAAGGCGACTGAAGCGGTGACAGCCTCTGTACCAAAATCTATTCCTGAATTACCAAATGATCAGCAGATGAAAACATTTCGTGATCGGTTGTTCACATATACGAATACAATCTTGCCTCAGGCCGGGATGGTTCCGACAGAGAATATTGGCGGTATCGGCATGAAGGTTCGCTTGTTTGCTCAAGCAAAATACGGTCAAGTTTTGAATCAATTGACGGTTAGTCAGTGGGAAGAGATGTTTCAATGGTTTGATAGTTTGAAGCCAGCTGAGTTGGTTAAATTGATTGATGAGACGGCTTTGAAAACAAAAGCATGATACTTAATGATGAACAGCAGGCAGTAGTTAAGGCTATCGATGGAACATGGGTTACTGTAGCGGGTCCAGGTTCGGGAAAGACGACTGTCTTAATTCAACGATATTTGAATATGTTGATGGGCGGTATTAAGTCTAAGGATATCCTTAATCTAACATTTACTGCTGCCGCAGCAGAAGAGATGGTTAATAGAGTCGGTTTGTTGAATGCTAGCAAAGTATTCAGAACGTTCCACAGTTATGCTTTAGAATTGATCAAGAACGAGCGACGGCATTTACCTTTTAAACTGTGTGATACGGTCATCCCGGTTGCTTTGGAAGATTACAAGTTGATATTTAAGCTTGTAGAATCTTATAAAGCGATCAATAATTACCAATTGCTGAAAGAAGCAATCAGTGGTTGGAAACGTTCCAACATGGAACCAGATCAAGTTATAGCGGAGAGCAATAATGAGCGAGAATACTTCTACGCAATGGCATATAGAGATTACGAACGCAGATGTAGAGAAGAAGGCTGGCTCGATTTCGATTCGCTTATGCGGGAAACGAATCAATTACTTGAATCAAATTCCGAGATTCGTGCTCGCTATCAGCGGCCCTACATCAGCGTGGATGAAGCCCAAGACACCGATATTATTCAATTCCGACTGCTCCAGCTTATTTTCGCAGGAAACATCTTCGTTGTCGGAGATGAGAATCAGCTTATATACGAATGGCGAAGTGCTCAGCCAGGAAGCCTCTCAAACTTTGAAAGATTGTTTCCGGGCGCTAGAAAGTTGTATCTTGGAGAAAATTTCCGTTCTACCGGAGAGCTTGTCAACTTTTTCCGGGCGATTCTCCCCGTCGATAACGGGATCGCTTCTCACATGGTCACTAGAAATGTTATCGGAGAAAAACCAACTTTTACGAGATTCTTTGACGACTTCTCGGAAGCGAGTTGGATCGTTGACCACATACTCGTACCACCACAAACAGTAATCTTAGCTCGTACAAATCGTCAGCTATTTATTTATCAGCGATTAATGTCGAGTCGTGGTGTCAAGTATGTCTTTCTAGGTAAGAAGGACTTCTGGGATCAAAAAGAGATTAAGCAGATGTTGTCTTTGGCTAAGGGATACATTGAGGACCCTACTCCGGCTAATAAGGTATTAGCGACAATCATGAGGGAGCATAATCTTCCGGCACTGTTTCAGCGTTTCAATCCGGATGAAGCCGATCCTATCAATAATATGAATGGTTTAGTGAAGATAGCGGCTGAGAAAGGCGGGAATACTAAAGAGTTCCTTGATTTCGTACGTAAGTTAATGTACGGTCGAAAATCAACTAAGAAGGTCAAGACGGTCACGTTGAGTACTGTTCACCAAGCGAAGGGGCGGGAGTGGGATCACGTCTATGTAATAGGAGTGAATGAGGGTAGAATGCCTCACTCAAATGGCGATCTTAATGAGGAACGACGAATATTTTTCGTGGCGTGTAGTCGAGCCGCCAAGACTTTGCACATTAGTTATAATGGAAATCGTTCAATGTTCTTGAATAATTTCATAGATCAGATTAAAGTTCATACAACGGGTGAAGCATGAACGAAAGAGAATGGACAGCAGTCGTATTAGCTTTCACGGATTTATTTGATAAACTGAAACAGATAGCGCCGGAACAAATAAACATTGATAAGGCATATATGGCTGGAAAAATTCTTCAGGATGAACTTAAACAAATTAGGGCTAAAGAAGTTCCAGAGTCTATTATTAGGAATTGGACAAGCTATAGATTTAAGAACGGAGTACGGATTAGTAATAATTGGCAGAAACAAAATGAAGAATTAGAGAAAAAGAAAGAGGCACAACGTGCTGAAGAGTTAGGTGATTTGACACAAGTATTAAAGTTGTCGATTGAAAAAGCCGATAAGGATCGGCAGGGGGAGTAGTGGCATATCTCTATATTAATACGAAAGGAAAACCTCATAAACGGCACAGTTATAGTGCAGGGAATGAATATGATCAGTGTCCACTTAAGTACTATCTACGCCGCATTAATGGCTGGCGTGAAAACGAAAACAAAGCACGTTTTCTTTTCGGACGTGCGCTTGAAGAATCTATTCAATGGCATCATGACCATGAAGGAATAGGTGCTCTTGAGGATTTTCAGCATCGATGGGCGCAACATAAAGATCGGAAAGATTTGTTGTATACCGCCACGGAAAAGGATTGGCAGACATTGAATCTTGATGGTCAAGAAATGATCATGTTGTATAAGATTATGCAGCCTAAGTTGCCTATTCCTCTTGGTGGTTGTTCTGTCTTTCAACGAGAGATAGCTAAGGAAGTGTTCCCTGGTGATCCTAATTACGGGGAAATCGAAGATGCTGGCAAACTGGATATTATAGCTTATGTTCAACCTAATCATCCGATGCTTGAGCCTGTTACGTGGAATCCGCAGGATGGAGTATATCGTCCTCTGATCGTCGACATCAAGACTAGTGGTGTTGATTTTCCAGAGCAATCCGGCATAGCCTCATTTGATACGCAGCTTAGACGGTATTCTTGGTTATCAGGGATTCGAGATGTGGCTTTGTTAGTCTTTAAGAAAACAGGTCGGTCATTACGTAAAGGAAGCCGAGTGACTCTTCTAGGCGATGCTCATTCAGGTGCAAAGTCATTCAAGATAGATTACGAAGCCGGTCAGGAAGTTTTTATCGCTGAAGCAGGAGACGATACAAGCTTGATTGTACCTAGTGAAAATTTAGGAAAAGAATACGGTATTCCAGTACCGAATTCTGTCTTGACTCGACAGCGATTACAGTTTCTGACAGGTCGAGTTACTAAAGAATCGGCTGATGAAGCTGGAGAAATAGCAGCACGACAGATAGTTCAAATTGTAAATTCGTGGAAGAATAAATCGTGGCCGAATACTTTTGGTATAAGATATCCGCATGATGATCGAAATGATCCTTATTTTCGAGCATTTGTTCTTGAGGATGAAATGTTTAAAGAGCAAAATTTTACAAAGACAGATGAAGAAAATTTTGACGACCTATTAGAGGATAACGAATGAAAATTCAATGTAGAATTAAAGATTGTCCATCATTTATTGAAGTAGAGAACGCCACGGAGAATACTACTTATCTATGTAGTAAACATCCGGAGCACGATCAAAATAAGGCTATAGGACGTAAACGAAAAACACAGGAAGAAATTTTATTTCAAGATCGCCAATTTGATCCTGATCTTCGACGATCAGTTAAACCTTTGGGTACAAATCATATTCGTCGTCAGGGAAATCAGACTAACGAGTTTGTTGGACGACAATTGCATGAATTATTTTTAACTAATTTGATCTAATATGCCCAATCTAAGAGACACATTTAGTGAATTACGAACGGTCATGGATGGTTCTGATCCATTCATGACTGACGGGCATCAAATTATATCGCCTCGCTCAGATTCAAGAAAGAAGGTTCCAGCATGGGCTAAGGACGATAACGCTGTTAAAAAGTTGTTATTATGTTCTTTCCCTAAGTTGAAGACCAATGTAAATCATCGGGCGAGGGCTGCTCGTTGGATGCGAATAATTCATATGTATTATCGGGTTGGATTGACTGTCGGTCACATAGCCGAGGAATTACATGCTAAACCTAATGTAATTAAGAGAGTTTTGATCAGTATACGGCGAGCGGCAAATGGAAAGAGTGCCGCCAAGGGACTAATGCGAGGAAAAAGGGGGCGACCAGCTAAAATTAATCGTGTACCTACTGCGACCACTATGGGAAGGATGCTAAAGCTTCCTCTAGGAGAAGTGTGCAAGAATGGGTGTCATTGTAAAGTCTGTATTAGTTCATTCGTGTGAAAAGGAAGCTATAAGTTATCCCGAGGCGAGTCTTCAGGTCGGTAAAAAGTATGTTCTTGATGGTATCGATCCGAAAGAAATGAGCATCATCCCGTTAGATGGAACCAAATTCTACTTTGCTTTAGACGAAAATAGAACAGTTAACGGGGTTAAAATTAGAGGAAAATGTAACTGTCGTAAGTTTGAGACGTACTCTTATTCGGAGAGTTTGTTTGCAATCGGTGGAGCTAAAGCAGTTTGGACTCTAAACTTAAAGAAACACCGAATGGAGTTGTTTACTGAACGAAGATATGAGACAGAAACCGTAAATGGGGAAAAGCATAGAACCGGTTCGATGCAACTTATTTTCCATGTGTGGCGACGACAGCAGCCGAGAGTACCCAGAGTTGATTTAATTACACAAGAGGATATAGAACGAGCTTATATAGACGGTCGACATTTTTACATAGATCATATTGAAAATGTTCACGATATGTATATGCAAAATAGACTAGATTTGTTTGCTCCCGAAGTCGCCGTGGATTTAAAACGTCTTTATCATGCAGATCAAAACAAAACTAGAGTTGTCACCGGTAAAGAAAGAAAACAATTAGAAAATAAGGCTGACGAAATTAAACGAAAAGGGTTCAAGACCGATCCAACAAATGGACGACTTATCTTCCCGTTCCCAAGTGACGAACGGACCAAAGGTGGACATAGTGAATAACGATGAATTCGAAATAAAATCAGAAATAGCAAAAGCTATTGCTGATATCAGAGAAAAGCAAAAAGATAAATCATTTTCAGAGAGACATCCCGAACTTGGAAAAATGATCAATTGTCCTATGTGTGATCGTCGGCATAGAACATCTGAAATCTGTCTACAGAGATTTGCTAAGACTGAGGAAGATGTTGAGTTAGTAGCCCGAGGGCACGGTCACGGAAAAGGTAGAATCAACCGGCACTGGAATAAACGAAGTCTTGAACTGGTTGATTTGACACGTAGATTGATTATCTTCTATCCTAATGAGGACATTAAGAAAGCTCGTTCCGCTGCCATGAATATACTTCGAAGAAAATGGCACGCACGCAGTCATAAAATTCAGGTGCAGCAAAAGTTGTCCCGTAAGATTAGTAGAGGGTAGAATGTCCGTGACAGAGCATGAGTTTGAAGTTAGAGAAATGCACGCTAAACAAGAGGCTGAAGGTCTTGGCGTGATAGGTAAGACAGGCAAGCCTGACCACTGGTTTAATCAACAACTCAAGGAGTGCTTCGCTCGTGATAAGAAGTCCGGAGCTATTAATTGGCAGCAGACTTTAGAGCTTCGAAAGAAGTTAGTTGCTGGATATGAAAAGAGGAAAGAGCGTGGCTAGCCCATTTACAAATATTGCTATTGGTATAAAAACATTCCTCAGAGATGAGCACTTGTACAACGCTGTGAAGGGAATACTTCATACTCTTCCCGGCGCTCAGATTATCATTGCGGATGACGGAAGGATGACTCCTGCTAAGTCTTTATTTTATGCACGGCTTCGGGAATCGGGTCACGTAACGGGATATCTTCCGTATGACTCTGGATTTGGTTTTAAGAGTAACTGGATAGTTCAATCTAATACTCGTCCCTATCTTTTAATAGGGTCAGATGATTTTGATTTCACTCAAGATGTCGCTGAAGGAATTCTTAAACTGCAAAGCGTATTGGATAACAATCCAGAAATTAGTATAGCAAGTGGTCGAGTTAGAAATCGTTCGTATGAATTTCTTTTAGAGGAAAAGGGTGGAGTTGTCAAAGAGCATCCTATTGATGTGGATATTAATGGGCGGGGGCAATCGTTTATTGAATGTGATCTGACAGTAAATTACTCCTTAATTAGGAGAGAAGTTTTCAAGTTTGTCCGATGGGACGATGACGTGAAGATCGGAGGGGGTGAACATGGAAGTTGGTTCTTAGATGTCAAGAGAGCCGGATTTAAAGTGGCATATGTACCGGGAGTCAATATAAATGAGCAGAATCGGGCTAGTTCTCAGGAATATAGGAAATATCGTGCTAGAGCTAATTCTCCGGAGCGTCCTTGCTTTGGGCGAAGAGGTATCAAGTGTTATGTACTTGGAGACGGGAGAGTAGATTATGGCGAGCTGTAAATCATATAGAAACCGCTTGAAAGAAATCGCTATGTTAAGAGAACTTCTTGGTCTTGCTCAACAGGAATTAGATAGTTTAAGTCTTAGAGTTAGATTGTATCGAGAATATATTCTAAAAACTTATCACGACGCCGATTTTATCGATCTTGTAGATATTCCTAGTTGCTTGAAACCCTTGGATTCAATTAAATATGTCACGAAGAATATTAAATAAACTTAATGCTGCTTATCTATCTGGTTTAATCGATGGAGAAGGATGTATTTTTATAAATAAGAGTAAAGGACATCGAGAGAACTGTGGTAAAAGAGGCTTTACATATCATTCTGGCATCGCTGTAGCAATGACAAGTTATGAAATGCTTCTGTGGGCTAAAAGAATTACTGGAGTAGGACAAATTAGAACTTATAAAGCTAAAAAGCGCTATAAGCAAGCGTGGCGCTGGTCGGTTTGGAGTAATGAAGCATCAACTCTCTTGAAAAATTTATTACCATTTTTGAAATTAAAACGTCCGCAAGCTAGAAATCAGATTAAATTTCAAGAGTTAACAAGATTAACTGGTCGTTTTGGTTATACGAAGAGAGAATGGAAACAACAAACTCGTCTTTATAAAATGAATAAGAAATTAAATAAAAGAGGACGACCATGAATTTAATTATTACTCATCGTTCATGTCCGGACGGCTTCTGTGCATCGTTCATTGCACACAAGAAATATCCTCAAGCTGAAATTCTACCGTTGAATCATGGCGATCCTTTACCGTTAGATCAGGTTCGAGGAAAAGATATCCTTGTTCTAGATTTTTCGTGGAAGCGTCGAGAAGATAATGAAGCAGTCGCTCAAGCAGCTAAATCAATATGGATTTTAGATCATCACAAATCGTCACTTGAAGCTTGCCAAGGACTATCGTATGCCACATTTGATATGAACAGAAGTGGCGCAGGGTTAGCGTGGGACTATCTTTTTGGAAAAGATAGTAACTACGTAGACCCCTATGTAAGACAACGTAATTCTGAAATGGAAAGTACTTATTTGCGTCACAGAGGAAATTTTTCACCTAGACCTTGGTATGTTGATTATATCGAAGATTATGATCTTTGGAATCATTATTTAATTTCTACGAAAGAAGTCAATGCATTTCTTCATTCACTAAACTTCGATTTCGCTGAGTGGGAAGAACTGGATAAAATTACTTATCTGGATGCGGCAGAACGAGGAAAATATGTAGTTCGTAATAATGAGCGCTATGTTAAACTGGCTTTAAAACAAGCTTTCACAGGCCAATTAATTATTCCTCAGTCTATTACCGATCCAGAAGGAAAATATTTTTCGTGTGATTATTCAATTAAAATTGTTAATTCTTTATATACCTATGCTTCAGAGATCGGAGCCGCTTTAGTTGAGTCTGGTGCTGATATCGGCATGACGTGGTTTGAACGTGGCGACGGAATGATTCAGTTTAGTCTTCGATCTTTGAAAGGTGGTCCTGTAGATGTTTCTAAAATTGCTTCCATAATAGCACCTGGAGTCGGTGGTGGGCATCAGTCGGCATCCGGAGCGCCATTACCAATTTATCAGGGGCGAGCATTGATCGACTCGATCTTGAATCGGAAGTGCGGATTGGGAGTAAAGTTTCAGTGAGAACGTTGATAGCAGTTAAATCTTGCCAGGATGATAAACGTTTAGGATGCCATGATACTATTCGACGAACGTGGGGATTTAATACTTTACCAGCAGATTTATATTTCTTTCAAGGACGATTTAGCGGATTTGAATGTGGTGTGATAGATAAAGATCGTGATGAAATAACATTGCCGGTTTTAGACGATTATGATCATCTGCCTTTTAAAACTCGTGAAATTCTTGAGTATTCTTTAAATGCTGGATATGATTTCACATTTCTGTGTGATGTAGACACATTTTTGATTACGTCTAAATTGTTTAAAACAGGCTACGAAAAGTTTGATTATTCAGGACGGTTCGGTTCTTCACCTAAGATAGGTAGTCAGTTTAAATTTAAAGATGGACGAGGAATTAGACATCTTTATTGTCATCCGTGGGCGTCAGGTGGATTTGGTTATTTCTTGTCTCGTAAGGCGGCTCAGATAGTAATCAATACAGAGCCTATCTTTTGGGCAGAAGATATGTACGTAGGGCAGTGTCTAGGACCGGAAATACAATCAGGTAACGTGACAGCAGTTGATTTGAGAAGATTTGAAAATGAAGCTTCGTGGCATTATCCAGCACATCGTTTTGGTTGGAGTAGAGAACGAATGCAGAAATGGATGCGAGAGATGCATGGACTATACAATGATCCGAACCATAAATGGGTTGAGATATGATCGCTAGACTTACTGGCGGAATGGGCAACCAGTTGTTCATGTACGCATTCGGAAGATCAGTTGCAGCTATAGCTAACGAGCCTTTGAAGTTTCACTGGTGTCGTTCAACATGGGATTATGCTCTTGAACCATTTCATCTTCCGATAGTACTAGGCTCTCCTGACGGAACGGAGTCTATATATGAAGAGTCAGGATTCTTTTACGATTCAAAAATAGCTAATGGAATAATGGTGTCTTCCAGACCTTATCCATGTGAAAGAATTTATTTTCGTGGGTATTGGCAGAGTGAAAAATATTTCAATGTTGATTTACTTAGAAGAGATTTTGATTGGTGGGTTAACTCCCCTTTGAGAGTACAGTTTAGAAACAAGGCTTTCCTACATGTTCGTCGAGGTGACTATTTAAATAGAGGTACCAAAGAATTCCACGGATTGCTTCCATTGGAATATTACCAAGCGGCAGTTGCGTATATTAAAGAGCGTGTTCCCGATATCACTTTTGAAGTCTTTACAGATGATCCTGATATGCGAGAATTCATGGGTTATCCTGTAGTTTCAACGGGAAATCAGCATTTAGATTTGCATACAATGACGAAGTATTCTCATGCAATCTTGGCTAACTCTACGTTTGGGTGGTGGGCGGCATGGTTAGGAGAGCACTCTAGTCAGATTGTCATAGCTCCGAAACAGTGGTTTGCCGATCCTAAAATTAACACGAGCGATATTGTGCCTGAGCGGTGGGTGAGATTATGAAAAGAGCACTTGTGACCGGTTGTACTGGGCAAGATGGAAGTTATCTTTGTGAACTTCTATTAGAAAAAGGATATGAAGTTCATGGAATAATTCGTAGATCATCGAGCATCAATACAAATCGTATAGATCACATTTTTAGTGATTTACATCTTCATTATGGGGATTTGACCGACTCTAACTCACTTCGAAACATTTTGACGTTATCAAAACCCGATGAAGTTTATAATTTGGGAGCACAGTCGCATGTTCGTGTTTCATTTGAAATTCCTATTTATACTTCGATGGCAACTGGTTTAGGTGCTTTAAACTTGTTAGATGCAGTCAAGGATTATGGCAACGCTAAATTTTATCAAGCCTCATCGAGTGAATTATTCGGTTCCGCACCTGCACCTCAGTTGGAATCGACACCTTTTCACCCAAGAAGTCCATACGGTATCGCTAAACAATTTGCATATTGGAGTACGGTGAACTATCGTGAAGCTTATAATATGTATACTTGTAACGGGATTCTTTTTAATCATGAGTCGCCTCGTCGAGGTGATACGTTCGTCACGCAGAAAATAGTCAAAGCAGCCGTTCGAATAAAACGAGGGCAACAAGACAAATTATTTCTAGGTAATCTAGAAGCGAAACGAGATTGGGGATATGCTAAAGATTATGTAGAAGCAATGTGGTTAATGCTTCAACAAGATAAACCAGATGATTATGTAATAGCAACAGGTGAAACGCATACGGTGCGTGAATTTGCTGAAGAAGTATTTAGATTACTTGATTTACCTTGGATTTATGTGTACATCGATCCTAAATATTATCGTCCTGCTGAAGTAGATATTTTGCTTGGAGATGCCTCAAAAGCAAAACGACAGTTAGGGTGGAATCCTAAAGTGAAATTCAAAGAACTTGTCAGAATCATGGTCAATGCGGAGTTAGCAAAATGACAGCCCAAGAATTGATCGACTTCGAGAAAGAGATAGCCAATCTATATAACCAGAAGAAAATTCCAGCCGTGATTCATCTAGCGAGTGGCGGCGAGGAAGAACTTATCAATATCTTTAAGGAAATTAAACGAAACGATTGGGTACTCGGTAGTTGGCGGTCACACTATCATTGCCTTTTGAAGGGTGTTCCACGAGAACAATTAAAACAGAGCATCATTGACGGACACTCAATCGCCTTATGTTTTCCTGAGTATCGTATATTATGCTCTGGTATTTTTGGCGGCGTGCTTCCGATTGCTGTTGGATTAGCTATGGGAATTAAACGAACTGGAGAACGTTCTACAGTACATTGTTTTATGGGGGACATGACAGCTGAAAGTGGTATAGCTTACGAGTGTGTACAATACTCACAAGGTCATGAACTTCCTATACGGTTTTATGTCGAAGATAACGGTTTATCGGTTTGTACTAAAACTCAAGATGTGTGGGGAACATCTTGGGATACGGCATTGGTAAAAAGATACTCATATGAACCGGGACGCTACCCGCACGCCGGTTCTGGAGTAAGGGTGCCATTTTAATGAGATACCAAGAAGCTTTAACTCAGGCCATGAATTATCTGGGTCAAGATCAACGGACAATCTTTATCGGTCAAGCTGTGGCGGTCCCAGGAACAATAATGTCCCCTACATTAGTCACCGTTCCTGCTGAAAAGAAAATTGAATTACCCGTGGCCGAAGAGATGCAGATGGGGATGTCTCTAGGCTTAGCCTTGAATAGATATATTCCAGTTTCTATTTATCCGAGATGGAACTTTATGCTTCTGGCAATAGGACAGCTTGTTAATCACCTGGATAAGATCAAGGAAATGTCAAGTGGTGGATATAAACCAAAGGTGATCATCCGTACCGGAATCGGAGCTAAGAAGCCTGTAAACCCGCAGTGTCAGCATTTAGGAGACTTTACAGAGGCTTTCCGGATGATGCTGACTAATATCCAGGTAATCCGACTAGACGAGCCTGAGGACGTTCTACCAGCTTATCAGAGGGCACTGCAACGGGAAGATGGGAAGAGTACAATCTTGGTAGAGTGGGGAGATTTCTATCATGAGAAATAAAATGAGTCTAACTAACTGCGATGCTTTTGATGTTGCGCACTCTGTGGATTTCAGTTCTCTTGATGGAGCAAGAGTAACGATTTCTGGTGTGACTGGTTTGTTAGGTACGCATTTTCTGGCGTCATTATGCTTAGCTAAAGAAATCTACAATCTTAATTTAGATGTTGTAGGAGTCTGCCACTCAAAACCTGCAGATTATACTACAGCTTTGGCTGAGCGTGGAAGTTTTAAACTACAATCATATGCTCCACGAAAATCTGATTTGATAATTCATGCAGCAGGATACGCTCAGCCATCTGTTTTTCTTGCTAACCCGGCTGAAACAATCAAACTTAATACTGAATTAACACACGATCTTTTGCAGAGTTTAGAAAAAAGTGGCAGATTTTTATTTATTAGTTCCAGCGAAGTTTATAGCGGACTGACTGGCGTGGTTGATGAGTCGCAAATCGGATTAACAAATCCTTATCACCCCCGGTCCTGCTACATCGAGGGCAAGCGCTGCGGAGAAGCCATTTGTAATGCATATTATCAGGCTGGAGTGAAAGCTAAATCAGCTAGACTATCCTTAGCTTATGGACCAGGAACTAGACGTGATGATAAACGAGCCATGAGTCAATTTATTAATCAGGCTCTATCGACGGGTATAATTAGCATGAATTATTTAGGAAGAGAGCAGCGTACGTTTTGTTATATAAGAGACGCTATAGAAACTTTGTGGCAAATTTGTTTACACGGCAAAGAACAAGTATATAATGTTGGTTCTCCTATGACGGCTAGTATGTTTGATGTGGTTCGATTGATAGCTAAGATAACTGGAGCCAAAGTTTTAATTCATCATGAAGCTGAAGAACTTGTTGGTTCTCCTGAGGGTACGGTGATGGATATCAGTTTAGCGGAAAAAGAATTCAGTAAGGGTTCTTACATAAGTTTAGAGCAGGGTTTAATACGTACAATCAAGTGGCATGAGGCTCTTTATGCCGTTTAAAATTGTTGAAGAATATTTCCAGGGCGAAGTTAAAGTCATCTCGTCTCAGCCAGTCTTGGAAGACAAGAGAGGATTTTTCGGTGTAGAATATCGTTCAGACGAATTCTGGAGACTAGGTTTGCCTTCGTCCTTCGTCCAAGACAACCGTTCATCATCTGTTAAAGGAACCATCCGAGGGTTACATTTTCAACCCGAGATGGGAAAGTTGATGAAGGTTACTAAGGGCATAGCGTGGTTTGTCTCTGTAGACCTACGGCAATCGTCACCGACATTTTTAGATTGGCAAAGTACGTTAGTGTCGGCTGAGAATCGTGTACAGGTTTGGGCACCGTGGTATTTTGCTCGTGGTTTCGCCGCTTTGACGGATATCGAAATAGAGTACAAATGCACACAGTTATTCGATCCGGCTAAAGACTACGGAATTTGTTGGAATGATAAATTTATAGACGTAAGATGGCCTATTAAGCATCCGATTGTTTCTGTAAAAGACGATAACGGTCCAACTGTTCTTCAATTTAGGGAGAAATTGCCTCGATGAGAAAAATTACTTTAGGTTATTTGAACATCAGTAAACAAGGAAAGCGCTATGTAAATGAGGCTCTTAATGAAAACCGACTTAGTCGGGGACGGTTCACGGATCGTTTTGAACAAGATTTCGCTCAATTACATCAAGTTAAACATGCTTTGTTCTGTAACAGTGGAACATCGGCTTTACAAATCGCTTTAGCTGCATTGAAAGAAGTCTATGGATACAAAGATGGCGACGAGGTGATCGTTCCGGCCACGACATTTATCGCTACGTCAAATATAGTTCTCCAGAATAATCTTAAGCCAGTCTTCGTAGATGTCGATCCTGAAACCTATAATATCGATCCATATAAAATTTCCAAAGCTATCACTGATCGAACTCGGTGTATCCTACCGGTTCACTTGTTTGGTTTGCCAGCAGATATGTACAACATAATGATTCAAGCTAAGTCTCATGGATTGCAAGTTCTTGAGGATTCTTGCGAAACTATGTTTGCATCTCAGAACAGTAAATCCGTTGGAAGTTTTGGAGACTTAGCTTGTTTCAGTACTTATGTTGCTCATTTGATTGTCGGTGGAGTCGGCGGCATTGTGACTACATCGAATGCTAAACTATACGACATATGCCGCAGCCTAATGAATCATGGTCGCAGCACAGACTACATCACAATAGACGATGATGATAATCCTGCGGATATTTCAGACATGGTTGAACGTCGATATCAATTCGACCGAGTGGGTTACTCTTATAGAGCAACAGAATTGGAAGCAGCTATCGCTCTATCTGAATTAGAAAATTATGAAATAAATATCAACCGACGCAGAAAAAATGCCACGCTGTTAACTAATCTTCTTAAAGACGTAAATTGGTTACAACTTCCAAAAATTCCAAACAACATGACGCACTCTTTTATGATGTATCCGATAGTCGTTAAGTCTCATACAAAGACACGAAACGATTTTCTTATTTACCTAGAACGAAATGGAGTCGAGACGAGATACATGTTTCCTCTGTTGAGTCAACCCGTTTATCAGAAATTGTTTCCACGTGAGGAATCTAAACACTATCAAGCAGAGGGATTGGCTGAAAGAGGATTCTTTATCGGTATTCATCAAGGCTTGACAGACGAAGATATTCAGTATGTAGCTAAGGTGATCAAGGATTATCAGAAATGAAAACCTTGATAGCTGTTTTGTCTTACGACGGAGACGCAGGCAACGGTAGTCATGACGTTATCCGAGAAACGTGGGGCAAAGATGTCGCAGCAGCTGGTGCCGAATTACGTTTCTTTGTTGGTCGGCGTGGACCGGAGTTCTGTCCTAAGCGAGACGAAACCTGCATTCCGTGGCAACAGAATAGAACATGCAATCATCCATTTTTTCATTCACAAGAAGGATGTTGTGAAGATTTCTGGCAATTCTTGACTAAAGAAATTATCCGATGGGGTTTAAATCGAGCTTACGACTTTACATTTTTGTGTGAAAATGATACATTCCTGATACCACAAAAGTTGATGCAGTCAGGATTTGAAAAGTTCGATTTCTGTGGATCATTCCGTCCTGTGGGAATTCCCCTAGGAACCAAAACTCCGTATGAAATTTACGGACATCCTCTCTATGCTTGGCCTGATCCTGGGGTTGGTTATTTTGTTTCTGAAAAAGCAGCACGAGTAATATCTAATGCTAGACTCGATCATTGGTCTGTTGGTATGTATGCTGGTCAAGTCTTAGGACCCGGTATAGAGCTAGGTGAAATTAAAGCGATGAATTTTCCCGAAGATATCTCATGGCACTATCGAGAAGTCAAGGGAAAGGGCTACACAACTCCGCTTCGTGAAGGGCATCAGTGGATGCGGGAGATGTACCGAAATGCAAAATGACGCTGGATATACACCTGTTATCTACGCTAACTATGATGTTAAGTTGCCTAATCTGAATTGGCAATGCTCTGTTTCTGTAGACATTTTTAATTTCTCTGATACGACTCCTTATAAAGTGTTCTGGCAGATGGAACCTGATGAAATTATACCCGGCACTGAAGAGAAACTGATCAAGAATCATAAATTTTATGATCTGATTTTGACTTGGAATCACATGGTACTGAGCGAATGCGGTAACGCTCGATTCTTTGCTCCAGGTTCGGTATGGACTCAGGAAGCCGATGTAAGTCAGAAGAAATTCGCCATATCTTATTTGACAAGTTCTAAGACCGGTTGTCCTGGCTATGAGTTGCGGCACAGAATATTCAGAGGACTTCCGCCGTCCATCAATAGAATTCCAATAACGAAACATCAATCACCGCCATATCTTCTTAATAAACGAGAAATGTTGGTACCATTCCAATATACTATCGTGATTGAAAATGCTTACCGGCACAATTACTTTACTGAGAAATTGTTAGATGCATTTGCAACTAAGACGATTCCGATTTATTGGGGTTGCCCTCGATCCTTTGATAAGGATGGAGTAGGCGAATTTTTTAATACGGACGGCGTGATAGCCATTAAAGATTATAAAGACCTTTTTCAAGTTATCGCTTCATTGACACCAGACTTCTACCAATCTCGACAAACTGTGATAGAAGAAAACTATAAAAAGAGCTTGACATATGTAGATAGAACTGGTAATCTAGTCAAAGCGATCAATGCTTCGTGGACTCCCACGATCATGAGGGTCCATAGCGGAGAACCGAATGTCGCTCCCGAAAGTTAGCCTCGTTTGTCCGACTTATAATCGGGCACGCTACATGCCTATAGTTCTGAGATGTTTTACTCAACAGACTTACTCAAATGTAGAATTGATTATTGTGGACGATGGCGAACAAACTTTATCCCTGCCAGCAGATGATCGCATTAAATATTATAAACTGGAAAAAAGAACACCCACCGGCACAAAAAGAAATATCGGAGCGGATATAGCCACTGGAGAAATCGTGGCGAATTTGGATGATGATGATTGGAGTTCGCCACATAGGATTGAGGAACAAGTTGAACGTCTTGCTTTTACCGGTAAAGCTGTCACAGGCTATAATGTTACAATTTCTTATGATGAAGCAACTGGATTGTTTTATAGGAATCAAGGTGGACCACCTTATTTAGCATCCGGTACAAGTCAATGTTATTTGAAGTCGTGGTGGGAAAAACACCCATTTCTAGATGTAACTTATGGAGAAGATAGCGTATTCGCTAGAGAAGCGAGATTAGCTGATCAGTTAGCTATTGCGGACCCTGGTAAAATGATGGTCGCCAGAAAACATGCTAACAATACCGATTATGTACAAATTAAATGGCTCAAATCGTGGTCAAGAGAAAATATAGCTCTAGAATTTTTCAAGGCTATTCATAACCCTAGACCATCTTTAGACTACATATGGGAAAAACACGATTGTACTCGTGAGTGTGCTATCGATGCTGAATCTCGTTTCAGAGCACCTATCGTAGAATATAAGACACAGTGGATTCCGGAGATTAAAACCCAATGAAGATTTTAATAGCTATTGAAAGCTGTGCAGCAAATAGAAACTTGCATCAGGCTATGCTTGACACGTGGCTTGGTGCTTTGTCTATTATGGACGTAGATTGTCGTTTCTTCATTGGCGGATTGAGTGAGCCTAAAAATCATCTTGAAGTATGGGTTCCTTGTTTAGACACGTATGATAATTTAGCTGTTAAGACCAGAGGAATTTGTCGATGGGCTGCAGCTAACAATTATGATTTTCTTTTCAAATGTGACACAGACACGGTCGCTAATCCAAAGCGTCTCCTAGAAAGTGGATTCGAATCGTTTTATTATATGGGCGCATTTAATGAAGACATTCTTCCAGTAAGTTTGAATAGCACTCTACCTCAATTTAAAGGTCAGAAGATTCAATTTGCTAGCGGTGGAGCTGGTTATTGGTTAAATCAGCGAGCTATGATTACCGTCGCAAACGGCTTAGTCGCATCGTCTCCGGCTGAAGATGTCTATGTAGCTGGAGTGTTACATCAAAATATGCGTCCTGTTTGGAACGAAGGTTATCGCTGGCGACCAGGATCGAAGATTAAAGGTGCCACGACTTTTCACCTATCTAGCGCCCTTCAAGTGAAATACCGTCCGGAATTGATGTATGAATATTATCAAAAAATAATGCTTGACAAATAAACCCAAGTTTGCTATTCTAGAAAAGTGAGGTCGTGATGGCTAGACTGACAGTTAACTTAAAAGACGTGACCGTTTCCGATATGCGTCGAAACTTAGCTCGTGTTTTGTCAAAGATGGACGGCTCGTTAATGGTTGAACAAGCTTCTTTTTCAGTGGAAATTCTGTTTCCAAAACGGAAACTCCCTAATTTTCCTAAGGGCGATTAATGAAACGATACGTCATAATTGATCATTTAATAGATACCACAGAAGGAACATCTAAACTGGAACTCGAAATTGAGGCGTATGCTAATCGTGGTTTTAGGGTTCATACTTTTAATAATTACAGATCAGCTGGTCATTGTGGAAGAGTTCATGCATTCGTTTTATTGGAGATCGATAAATGAAAGATGAACGTACAGGACAGAAAAAGCCATCTTATCAAAGAAAGAATCCACGTAGCAATGATTTGTACATTGAACGAAAACAAGCACGAAATCAGGCTAGACCAAAGCAACAATTTCTAGGTATCGATCCTCAAACTGGATTAGGACTAGGGTGGACTCGTGCGGCTAATTAACAAGGATTTGGAACGAGCCTTTCGTAAATTCAACAAAGATTATTTTAACGATGAACTTCCCCCCGTGACGATTAAATTTGATACCGACAAAGAATTAGACGTGGAGACTTACGGAGAGTTTACCGTCGACGGAGAAATTCTAATCAACGAATGTCTCCGAGAGATTCCAGAGTATTGCTTTATAGTCGTCTTGCATGAGATGTCACACGTGAAGCATCCGATGAATAGCCACGGGATCGCTCACAAAGCAGTCTTGTTTGATTTGTTTATGCAGGGAGCATATGATCCATATCTTTAAACTTCTGTTTGCATTTTTGATAGTCTTATTTTGGATTTTATTTATAGTAGCTTTGAGTGCCGCACCAGCTAAGATGTTAACTTTGCCACTGGATTGCCGCCAGTCTAGCATTCAAGCTGGCGTTCCTGTCCGAAGAAACAGTGACGGTCGAATTACCAAGGTGGATGTTTGCGGAGCAGCCGATTCAGGAGACGATACATTTCGAGATATTCCCTATCAGGCGCAGTGTGAACAATTCGACACAGGACAAATTTGCCGATGATACTACCTAATGGAAAAGAAACTATGTCAGTTGGCGACCTTCGAAAAGTTTTAGAAGGCCTAGACGACAATCTACCCGTCGAAATTTTCCCAGAAATAACATGCTGTTGTGACGGCCCTCACGGTTATTATGTACCGAAAGCGAAGGTCCATCCAGATTCGGGAATAAGTTCCAAGGCACTTAATATTTATCTAGGAGAAGGATACCGGTTATAAAATGATCAACGGATTCACAGGTCGATACGGTTTCTTATCGAATTTCTATGTCTATCCGATTCAATGGCGGGATAGAATTCTTAGATCGGCTGAGCACGCTTACCAGTCGGAGAAAACAACCGACGAATTAGAACGGGAGACGATCTATCGTGCAGGGACTCCTGCCGATGCTAAACGATTAGGCGGAAAGAAACATCTTAAACACTTAGCTCCCGATTGGGATAGTATTAAAGACGGCATTATGCTACAAGTTCTTCGGGCAAAATTTCAAGACTCTGAATTAAGAAAACTTTTTCTGGAAACACGGAATGAAGAGTTAATCGAAACGAATTGGTGGGGTGATATTTATTGGGGAGTTTGCAACGGACGTGGTAAGAATAAACTAGGCTATATTTTAATGCAAGTTAGAGGCGAGATTCAACGAGAGAATCAAAGATTGTCCTTTGAATTATTAGGAGACTCATGAACTACATTTGCCTTAAATGTCGTGTTCGTCAGCCTGTCAAAGAGGATGCGCCTGCACCGAAATGTGAATGCGGGGAGCAAATGCAGCCGGATGTATTAAATGATCAGGAAGCCATTAAGAAAGGAATTTATCGGCGATGGTAGAATTAAGCCATAAAAGGGACCCGTTATGGTCCGGAGTTAATGTTTGGGAAGTTGAGTATAAAGTGTATTATAACAAACATTGGGAAGTCCGAAAGAAACTTGTCATAGGTTTAAATTCTACATCAGGCTGTGAAATGGAAGCGTTCATGTCAGTGGCCGCTGTTTATGGTGGTAAGAAGATTAAAGCTTTGTCAGCAAGATTTCTCGGAACCGGTGTATTAGCTGGACACCCTTGGGAGCTTCAAAAGAAACATTGGCAGAATTTTAAATAAAGTGATAAAGGATTTATGATGGTAGATGAAAGAAAAGATAGACAAGATTTAGAAGATTTTCTAAAAGAGTACCAAGTTGATTTTACTAAAAGAAGCGTATTCTCCTATGCATTAGAATTTTTAAAGACTGAGCGTGCTAATGCGAAACATTATCAGACACTTTTAAACCTGCAAAGTGCCACAAATAGCTTTAGTCAAGCGTGTGAATACTTAAAAAGTACACAACGATGGCTAGATGAATCTACAGAGAAATTAAAGAAAATTTCAGAAAATAAAGCTTGACAATCTTCTGAAAGTTTGATAGACTTTAAAAGTGAGAACAAATGACTGAACTTGAACGGCTGTATGCATTAGAAGCTTCTCTTTGAGAACCTAATCGACAGCAGGTTCTGCTGGAAATTAAAAGAATAGAGGAAGAAAATGCCTGAATTAAGCAAGACAGCACGAGCAAGCATGGGTAAGCAGGTTAAGGAAGTCCACATTGAGACTACGGAAGAGGCGATCCAAGCCATCCGGAACAATCGAGCCGCCGGATTGCATATTGGAGACATGAGCCGAGTCGATAAGCTTCTAGCTGCTTACGATGAAGCGATGCTAGAGCTTAAGGATATGGCCGAAGCCGGTATAGGGTTGGTAAAGGCTATTATTCCTGAGGCTATCGTATCGATGGCCTCGATTCCGGCTCAAGAAGAGGACCCTAATCACCTGTCTGATTTCGAGCTTGATCGGAGAGCTTAATGAGGCTGA